ATATTATTTATAATAAATATTAAGTAATATTATTTTCCGTATTCATATTCTAATATCTTACCAACTAAATCAGAACGGTGGTTCTCTTTTAACTTAATCCATTTAATTTCCTCTATTTTTTTAGATAGCTCAATAACATACGTTAAACCGTTCATCTGACCATCTGGTGTTTTGATATCAGTTTGTTCATTATCACCATTAATGACAATTTTACCTGTTTTACCTAAACGCGTTAATATAGCTAACATTTCACCTTTAGTTAGATTTTGAGCCTCCTCTACAATCAAAATGTCATCTACTGTTTTACCACGAATGAACTGGACGGGCATTGCTTTTACTTTTCCTAATTCAATTAATTTAGGGATTTCTGTTTTGTCAGTACAGCATTTATTTAAGTTTTCAACTAACGCTTCCATATAAGGATCGAATTTTTGGTTTAATTCACCTGGTAAATAACCTAATGATTTACCTACTTCAATTGCGGCTCTAGTGTTGTAAATACAATTGATTTGTTTTTTCTTTAAAAAATCTAACGCTGCATTAGCACACACCAAACTCTTACCTGAACCTGCTCTACCTGTTACTATTACAATTTGATTTTCAATAATTAAACGTTTAGCTTCTTTTTGTTCTTCATTTAATTGAACGGCATTAATAGCTTTAATGTCGCTCTTTCTTTCGCGGTTTGGTTCTTTCATAATAACTATGTTTACTAATAAATATAACAAAAAAAGCCGAGCATTGCTCGGCTTTCTTATATTTCTAGGTTAGTAGATTAGATAGTGTTCAAACCAGCTACGTATACTTTTCCGTAGTAGTCGGGACGAATCATTTTCTTAGCGTAACGAGTCATTAAACCTTTACGTGGAGTGAAGGTATTTGGATCGTACAATAATGGAGTCATGATTAGAGGAACATATGGAGCGAATACAGCACCACACTCTAAGAACTGAGCACCTTTGTAACCCATTAAGATTACGTTTTCAGTCATGTATGGGTTTTTGTATACTTTGTAACGGCTGTTTAAGCTACCGATCTTTTGGATACCGAAGTTGTATTCCATTTTCTCGCCATCGCCATCTGAAGCAAATCCAGGGATTGATTCAAGGATAGTTGCTACTGTAGGTGAAGTAACTAAGAAGTTAGCGCCACCACGTAATGTTAATTGGTGAATTTTGTTAGATACTTTTTGTAATTTTGTACCTAAAGTTTGGAACCAACCACCTTGAGTGTTGTAGTAACCTAAAGCGTTGTTAGTTACGCCTGAAGCACCTACTGCTTGGTTATTAACTGCTGACCAGTATTCAGTTGTGAAAGCATTCTCGATTAACATATCTAACAATTCAAGATCAATTTCCATTGAAATGTATTGTGATAAGATACCAGTTAATTCAGCTTCAGCGTCTACTGAGTGGTAAGCGTTTAAGTCTTGAGCGAATTCAGGTGTCCATTGTGCTTTTAATTTACGTGTTTTAGCAACGATTGCTTCAGATTTTAACTGAACGTTAATTTCTGGAATAGCGATTGATGTTGCACTTTGAGCGTTAGGGTAACCAGCACCACTAGCATCTTCGAAATCACCACGTGAAGTAGCTGTAGGTTGTACATTATAGAATAATGTTACAGTACCAGCGCTAGCACCAGTTACGTTAGTTACTAATGAACCAGTTACTACGAATGAAGCTGTGTTGTTAGCTACAGTAGTATATGTTTGTAAAATATCAGCAGCGGTAATTGAACCTGAAGTGAATACAAACGCACGTACACCATTTTGGTCAGCAGCAGTAGGTAGAGGAACGTTAATTACTTTGTAAGTAGGGAATGATGATGAGTAATCAGCATCTAAGTTAAATGTAGCCCAGCTAGTTGAACTAGTTGTAGCAGCGATAGAAGCTGAGAATTGGTTGATTGAATAACCGAATTTACCAGCACCATATAATGAAGCTGAAGCAATGTCAGTTACGTTTGTAGTTGCGTTAGCACCATATAAAGATCCACCGTTAGTAAATGGTCTTACACCAGTACCATATTTGAAATCAAGATAGAATACTAGACCTGAAGGTAAGTTCATTGGTTGTACACTAACGAATTCTTTTGCAGCAATCTCACCGAATACACGGCGAACTAATGGAAGGGCTACACCATTCCAGCTCTCACCATTGTATGCACCAGCACCAGCTGCTTGAGTACCTGTAGAAGAAGCTTCTACTACTAATTGCTTAGCTTGATTTTCTAATAACATAGCCATTGTGTTACGGCTGTTATCATCTTTTAAACCTTCTAATAGGCCTGATTTTACCCATTTACTCTGAAGGCGTTTTGCGTCATCTTGAACCGATTTAAATTGGTTTGATGATTCTAATAATTGTTGAATGTTCATTTTTTGTTTAAAATTAATTTGTTAATTACTTAATAATGTTTGCTAATTTTTGCATACGTGAAATAACATCATTTGATTCTACAATTTGTTTCTTAGGAGCAATTCCTGCTGCTTTTGAAGCAAATCCTAAAGATTCTTTAATAGGTGATTTCTTTTTAACCGTATTTAAAGTAGCTTCTAATGATTCGTAAACCATCTTAGCTTCTTTAGGTGTAGTTGCTTTATCGAATGAAGCAATCACGTTTAATTTTTGAGATTCAGATAAGTTTTTAGATTTGAAAATTTTGTTAACATAAAGTAACTTAGCATTTAATAAATTAACTTCATTTAACTCTTTGCGAAGTGTATTAATTACATTAATAGCTTCTTTCATTTCTTTTTTCTCTTCTTCTTTCTCTTTTTTCATAACTTTTTTCTTAGCTTCTTCTAATTCATCAGTTTTATCCATTGAATCTAATTCAGCTAAAAGTTCTTCAAGATCGATTTCTTCATCATCAGCCATTTCCATTTCTTCACCGCCCATTTCAGTACCCATGTCCATATCCATGTCCATTTCAGCTTCTTCATCAGCAGGTGTTTCCATTTCTTCGGCTTCTAATTCTTGGCTAACGATGTCTTTGATTAAGTCTTTAAGATCTTCAATAGACATATCTTTAACGTCTACTTCTTCTTCTTCAGTTTCTTCTTCTTCAGTTTCTTCTTCTTCAGTTTCTTCTTCGCCTTCTTCTTCCTCTTTTTCTTCTTTTTTAGCTTCGTTTAAACCTTCTTCCATTTCTTCGGCTTCTAGTTCAGCTAAAATAGCAGATAAATCGAATTCTTCTTCTTCAAGAGCAGCACCTGTTTCTCTGTAACGATCTTGAATTTCATCTGTTGTATCTTCTGGATACATACCTTCTTCTACCTTTTCATCATCCATATCCATTTCATTTAATTTTGCAACTAACATGTTTTGGATACTTGGAGTTAAGGCTTCTTCTAAGGCTTCTTTTGCGTTTAACAACGCTGCTTCGCGGATAGCTTTAGCATCAACGATAGCCTCTTGGAATAATTTTTTGTTTGACATTTTTTTCTCCTTAAATTTGTTTTTGGAAATAAGATTATTAGGAATCTTAATAGAATTTTGTTTAAAATACCGAGCTACAATGTAGAATATGTGGTAGCTCATTATGGTCAGATATACATATATGTAAATAGCCAAAAACGCAAAAATAAATGCCTCCTTTTTTAGGGGAGGCATCGGTCTAACAATACTATTGATAGAGGGGTTAATATTTTAACATAGAGCACATACTCCGGTTTGAGTACATATAATCTCTGTTATTAATTCGTTTACTTTACTATAATCTTTACTTGATTTATATTGTTTTCCTTCTGACAATGTCATATAAGCATTGGGTGTTGACGGTACTGAAACTAAGTCCCAGCAAAGTAATTCAAAGTCGTCTTGTACTTCCACTGTTTCACCTATCTGTTTTACACTACCCATACCTCTAGATGATATACCTAAAGGAATATTAGCTTTAATAATTTCTTGAGCAATTTTACCAGATGGAGTATTAAGTAATGTTAATTCACCCATTACATTATTACCTTCCCACCAGATCTTAGTAATGAGATGTGATACGTTACTTAAGTTAATAATAGATGATTCAGGGTGATCTAACTCACCGGTTGATGTTCTAGTTTTTAACGGTCCTTCTATGTATTTATCTATTTGCTCTTTTAATACATTTATAGGATACACACGACCGTTGCCATTTTTAACACCAGCTTCCTGTAATTTACCTTTAACACGCATCAACCCATCACCCAATTTACTGTCTTTTCCTTCAGTAATAGGCTGTAGCTTAGCTATATGAAAGGGAATATGATCTACTAATAATTGCTTACTCATAATTATATTTCGTCATTTCTGTCTAAGTAAAAATCATCTTCATCTTTACCATTTGATAATACTAATTTAATATCATTTCCGAACGGCTCCAAAGAAATTACTTCTACTTCTTCGTCTTTTACAAATTTACCTAAATTAGCTGATATTTTAAATTTATCACCTACTGATAATGAGCTTGCTTTAGCTTCATCCATTTGATGACCTGCTACGTCAGTCATATTATCACCACCAGGTAGTGTAGATCCTTCATCTATATCTTCGGTATCATCCATGTATCTTTCATCAGCATCCATATCAAATAAACGAAATTCTATTTCTTCTTTTTCATCATTAGATAAATTATATTTATTTATTAAATTAGCTTTATCATTTGAATCGTAAGTTCCCATAGATTGTAATTCTGAGTAAATTTGGTCTACTATTTTACCTATTTTATCTTCTGGTGACTCTTTTAAATTTAGTTTTTTCATTTTTTCACCAGTAGGATCCATTTTTTTAACACCACGAACAGTTTTAGCTACTAATGACATCATTTTAATGCCTGCTTCTGGTTTATTGGTTTCTTTATTAGCTTTATTAGCAGATGCTTTAGCTTTTTCAATATTTTTAGGTGAAATCATCGCATTAGCTTTATCTACTAAATCACCACCTTTAACATCTTTCATTTGATCTGATCCAGGTTTAAACTTATTCATGTATTCGGCTTTAGCTCCTTCTACACCAGCAAGTAATGAGTCAGTATAATAAAAAGGGTTTTTCTTTAGGTTTTTAACTACAATTTTTGCGGCTTCTTTTTTGGTTAAATCGCTATTTTTTTCGATTTCATAATCTATACCGATTAATACTTCTTGACCGTTTAAATTGTCTATTTCTGCGAATTTCGAATATAATTCTTTACCGCTAGTGTTAGTAGTATAGGCTTCATTTAATCTCATTCTATTCTCCAAATCATCAATCATTTGTTTGATTTTATCAGTTGGATTTTTAGCGTATATTTTCTTTAAGAAATTAAGTTCTGATTGGTCTATCTTTTGATTAACACCATATTTTTCTTCAGGTGTTTGTTCTGGTTTGATACCCATACCTGCTGCTTTTCTTTCTGCTTCTGCTTCAGGATCACCAGCAATACCGTAGATATCGGCTTCAGTTAAGATAGCTTTATTTTTTAATATTTTAATAGTATCATTAAATGACGTTACATTAGTAACATATTGAGGTAAAGACATACGAACATTACGCATAAATTGCGCTTGGTTCATTCTACCTTCTTTTAAATCTATGTATTGTTGTTTTATACTTTTCATGTGTATAAATATTATGTTTTATTTAGTAAAATACTGGCCTTTTAACTTTTTTACTGCTTCTACAATGTTGTCTAAAGTATCTTCTAATAAATATAGATCATCATTTATGTTATCTAAATCAGTAGTTAGGTTATCTAATTTACTTACGTTATCCGGGTAATCAGTTATATCATACATTTTTACTACATTATAATACTTTTGAGCTTTAGTATCAAGAAATGATCGAGTTTGTTTTATTTTATCTAATAAAGAATTTAATTCATCCGGAGATTCAATAGCATTCTGTATACTAATGTCATGTATTTTAGAACGTATTGCTTTAAATACATTTATAGCGGATGATTTTTCTTTTTCAGCAAATGTTACAAATTCATCTATTTTTTCAGGAGTGTATGATATATTCATTATCGTCCTTGCCCTCTGTAGTTAGTTTCTGAGTGATCGTGTTTATTACGTCTTTTGGCTGCTTTACCTTTTTTACGAGTACCAAAAGTAATTTTATGTGATTCTTTAAGTGATGCTTTTGCCTTAGCCATTACTGATAGATTGATTTAATTTTGTTACTAATTTTATTTGATATTTCGCTTATTTCGTTTATAGCTTTTAAGCTGCGTTTCCAATAATTACTTCCATCCTCATTTTCGCTTAATTCTTGTTTTATACGAGTAGTATATTCAATTAATTGGTCTACTTCAGCTAATTTACGTTTTACTTCACGAATACTTTTATGAAGCATTTCTGCTTTAGTACGATATTTTACTTCGTTTTTAAATTTATTATATGATACTTCGTTAAGTAATTCTTCTTTAACTATATTATTTATTGTTTCTTCTAAAGATTTATTTTCTTTAATTAAATCATATGTTTTACCTACTAGTAAAGCATTAGTTTTATTAATATCTCCAACTTTACCTGTTTTTAAATTACCAACTAAAGTAATTTTAGTAGTAAGATTATTTCCATTTACTTTAGTTACAACCATTTCAGCACCAGTTAATTTATGTTTAAGTTTATCACCAACTTTTATAGATTCAGATGTGTTTTCCATTTCATTCATAGCTGATTTTTTACCTTTCCAAAGTTCTTTATAATCTAACATTTTAGAGTTTTTAGGCATACCTGATGTTTTTTTAAATCCTTGTTTCATTGCTGTTTTAGTTGCTTTATTTGTTTTTTGTCCTTTAGGAGCAAAAGCTTTAGGAGTCATGATAGGACCAGCTCCAACGCCTATAGCGCCCGTTGCTGATTCTTCATATAAATCAGGTTTCTCAGGAAACCAGTTCATGAAGTAATCTTTAGTACCATCAGTAAACATAATATGATCACTAGTTGTATCTTTAATTCTTTTAGACTCACCCTTAGCATTATATACTAAAGTACCTGGTTTTAGATAATCAATTACATTACCAGTATGTCTTGGGCCTGATCCAGCTTTTGTGTCACCTTTATAATACCCGTTAAGAGATGTATACCAAGGATGTGTAGTTTCCTTTAACTTATTTGCTAATTCTTCTTGTATAAGTTTTTTAATATACTCCTTCATTATTTAACTGATTTTAATTCGTTTGTTAATTGATAATACTGTAATAATGAAATTAAATTTTCATCTTTTACGTTTTGGGTTTTCCCTAATGGCTGTAATAAAGTAATTACCTCAGTTAATTTAATCTTGATTGTTTTATCAGTAACGTTGTTTGATAATTCATTTAATTCGTTACGTAAGGCTGTATATTGACTATTAACAAACTCTTTTAACCCAGTAGTGTTAGATATATTATTAATGTATTCTTTTAATACATTTTTTTGTCTATTGTCTAATGTAGAGTATTTCTTATTGAATTTTTCTAGTAATACTCGATACGCTAATAAGCGAGTACCTTTATCCATTTTAGCATATTCTTCAAGAATACGATCTTTAACACCATCTTTATTTATTTCTTTACGAGTAATATGCTCAAGTAAGGTTACTTTATTATCTATAATTTGATTGGGTTCAATAAATTCTGATGAATTATTAGCCTCTATTAAATTATAGATAGCGGCATATTGAGAATAGTTATTTATTTTGGCTTTAAAAAACTCATCAATATTGTAATTTTCACGAATTTCTTTAATTAAATTATATTTTTCTTTACGTAAAACAGATTTGTTTAAACGTGAGGATATATTAATAGTAGTATTAATAAAAGTTTCTGCTTTAGCCTCACTAAGAGTATTAGAATTAGTTAAGATTTGATATATTTTATATTCTTTAGCTAATTCAGTTTTGTTAAAATATCTTTTAACTAAGTCAATAGCAGCTGAATCTTTGTTAGATATAGTGTCTGATGCTATTTGTCTAACTAATAATTCAAACAATATACCTGTATTTTTGTATTTTGAATGTTTGATTCTCATAAAAAGTATGCACTATCTATAAATATATAATAATTATATGTTCTTAATATTTTCTTCAGATAATAAATCAGGTTCATCCGATTTAAATATTATATTTTTTCTTAATGACTCTAACAAAGGTTTATTTTTGTGTAACTCTGTTAAAGCTAAAGGTGATCCTCCTTTAGGTGTACCATCTACCATATCATTACTAGGTTTATTAGCGGTATAAAGAGTATTCATACCTTTTTTACCTAATCTATCTTTACCTAATGGATCTTTTTGTGTGTTTATTATAGATGTTTTTTCTTTTGGACGACCTATTGGTGCTTTTTCATTATATCCTCCAGGTACGGTTTGTTGTGCTTCCATACCTGTTCTACCACGACCATATAATGCTGCTAAATCATGAGGTGTTCCGTATGATTTACCTGATTTAGCTGGGTCATTACCCTCATTTTCAATTTGGCCTAAACGGAATAAGCGTTTTTTGTCTTCCATCACTAAATCACGTAATTCATCATATTGATCTTCTGAGAATTTAAATACGTAATCATATATCCAATCTGAAGGGACTAAATTAGTGTCTAATAAATCTTTAGCTAAAGTAACTTTTTCTTTCCATATAGCTATTTTTTCTTGATCATATATAATAGATGGTGTGGTTAAAGATAATTCAAAATTACCTAATGATTCACCATCATATCCTTGAACATATAAATGTACGAGCGCTATCTTATATAATTCTGATAAAACAATACGTTGGATACGTTCTACTGTGCGAGCAAAACGAATATCTTCAGCAGCTAATGTTGCTTTACCAGTTAAATCTTTTTCAAATCCGAAAAATGCTTTAGGTACTTTAAGAGCAGCTAACATTTCATCACGAAGGAAATTTACATCATCAATAGCATTATATTCTAAACCTTTAATTGTATCAATTTTAGTATTTGAGTTAGCACCACGTTGAGGTATGTAGAAATCCTCCATAACATTCATCATGTTATATTTTAAATTATATTCACCTGTTTGTTGATCAATATAAGGAGTTTTTTTCATTTTTTGTTTTAAACGCTCCATGTATCCATCAACCTCATTAGGAGGCATATTTCCAATATCAATATAGAATACACGTTTTTCTGGGGCACGGGTAATACGATGTAATAACATCGCATCCTTCATTAAAATATACTGTTTATATGTTTTGCGAGCTGGTTCTATATAAGATCTACCATAAGGTAAATAATTAGCATCTGTTAATAATCTAAAATGTGCTATTTCATAATTTTCAAATTTAATTTTACCATCTCTATCTCTAACACGACTGTTAATACCACCAGCAGCAATAACCATTGGATCTATTCGAAAACAAACATAATTAGGATTTTCAGGATCAGTACCTTCTTCACGCACCATATCATAAACAGATAATGGACTTACATTATATACTCCAAATTTTTCTGCTATTTCTAAATGTAAATAAAAGTCACCATATTTACACATATTGCGAACCCATACCCATAAATTAAATTCGATATTTAAAATATCATAAAATAAATTATATAATATACGTTGAATATTTTCATCTGAACTTCTTATTTGTAAAACTTCTCCTGTTTCGTTTTTAAGAGTAGATTCATCTGCTACTATATCAAGAGCAGAAGCTATAATAGATTCAGTATCCATAGCTTCATAATCAGTATATAATTGAATACGAAGTGTTTGGTAATTCATTGTAGGATTATAAGGCATATTAGCCCCATATCTATGAAGTTTTGTAAACCTATCTATTAAAGCATTAGTTTTTATATTACCATATGCTTGAATATTATCGACATCAATAGTCTTTAATTGTTTACCCCCTACATTTCTAATAATAACATCAGAACTAAATAAACGTCTTAGTTGTCCAAATAATCCTGTGTTGTTTACATTATTTTCTGCCATTTTATATTATAAATATATTAATAAATATATTAGTCTATTAACCATCTAATATCTTCTATTCCTCCCATACCATCATTCATCTGGTATGGGTTTTGAAAATTGGGATTTATAGTCCCATAACTTATTGATGTTTTAGTATTACTAATATTCATTACTGCTGCTCGGGTTAAATCTAATCCTTGTGTACTAAATTTTAACCCAGTATCTCGAACAAATAAACCAATTCCTAAAGCCATTACTAAGTCATCATTATACCCATTTTGTGCTTGTGCTTTACCATTTTGCCAAATAAATACACGTAGTTCTTCTAGTAATCGTTTTGAATGAAAGGTAAACGTTCTTTCTCTAATATACGTCTCTGTCTTTGAGATGACAAGTGGTCTTGTACGAGTAGAGTTAGTAAAACCAGGAACTGTATTATCACTTTCCATTTTTGCCATCCATTTATCTACATTCATTTCACCATACGATCTAGGTGAATAATATAAATTAGGGTATCCTCTTTCTATAATGGTATTTACAACATCCCAACCAATATTAGCATTTTCTACTACTAGCAACGCATTATTATATTCACTAGCTATAGATACTAATACATGTCCAAATTCACGAGTACTAACTTGTGATTTATACTCAGCTACTTGTTCACAATTTTCTAAATCAATAACATGGAATGTAGAATAATCCGTTCCATCCCCTCTAGCTACGTCCGCTGATACTAGATAGCTTCTAGAGTAATCTGGGTATTGCCATATCCATAAATCACCACCCATTAATCTTCGTTCTATAGGATCTTGTATATAGGTTTGTTCATAAAATCCTAATATATCAGAATCAACTACTGTGTTACCTGATCCTAAAAAGTCGCAATCATATTCCTGAGCAAATTCACGAGGTGACATATTAGCTCGTTCTCGTTGTTCCCATCCTTCATCTATAGGTGCTACACGATCGGGGTGTAAATTCCAAGGTAATTTAATTGCTTTAAAATCATTTTTACCAATTTCGGCTTCAGTATACATTTTATGAAACCAGTTACCTACACCATTTGGTGAAGATAAAGCAATAATACCACCACCAGTAGCAATGGTAGGTTTAATACTCGTGTATATTTTATCAATACCCTCGATAAATGCAGCCTCATCCACTATTAATAAAGATACTGCATAAGATCTACCAGCATCTGATGCTGCTGATGTTGCTACAATTTGGGAGTTATTGGCTAATTTTAATGATAGTTTATTATCTGATATAGGTTTTTGATTACCTTTTAACCAACTAGGTAGGTTATTGTACATAAACTGTACTTTTTCAACCATACCCTTAGCTGTTTCTTGTTTAGTTGCTATACATAACACTGTTTTATCTTTATGGAATAACATAGTCCATAAAGAATATCCTGCTACTAGAGTTGATATACCTAACTGGCGTGATTTATTGATAATTGTAAAACGGTTGTCTCTAATATCCTGTAAGGTATCAGCCTGAAAAGGGTATAAGTGGAATAATACCCTACCCTTTACAGGATGTGTTATGTAACAATATTTTCTAAAAAAATGAACAGGGTCTGTGGCGCACTTAATATATTCCTGTTTTATGATTTCTCTAATTTGTTCTTGATTACTCATATACTATTTGTATATAAATATATAAGAATAAATAAAGCCGGTGTTGACCGGCTTTTAAATATTATTTTATAATAAATAGTGTTAGTGCTATAGTTGCTATAACCGATGTAGTTTTAGCTAGAATTGTTAAAGCTTTATTTTGCTTATTTACTTTAATGTATTCTTTTTCTAAAGTATTGTATTTAACATCCTGTGATGATATAGTTGTTTGCTGAGCCGTGTCTTTTACTTGATACGCGTATATGATACTATCTTTAGTAGCTATTCTTTTATTTAGTATACCATTAGTACTATCAGCATATAACAAATCTTTTCTATCTCCATCACAATAAATTAAATCACGAGCAGCACTTATCATAGATTCTTTAGGTAAAGATAATGTTGTTTTATCTTCAGTTGGGTATCTCTCTACAAAGAATTTACGTAATGTATCTGAATTAGATAGATTAGGGTTATTGGCTTTTTTATTTGCTTCTGCTCGAGCAACATTACGTTCTTTAGTTAATGTTATTACTTGCTTAGACAATATTGAATCTTGTTTAGTAAATTCTGCTATTTTAATACTTTGAGCATTAGTTATAGCTTTGTTAGAATCAATAACATGATTTAAACTATCTATAGTTTGTTTAAAATTATTACTTGATGGTCCTACATAAATAGAATAAGTAGTAAGTAAAATACCTACTACTATTCCTATTAATAACCAAATTAATTTGTTTGTCATTTTATAATATTCGCTAATTTCTGAAAGCGCTCCATTATTTCATCTTCAGATGGAGCATTTTTTTCTTGTTCTATCTTATTTTTAACATATTCGCTAGAATCAATAACATTTTGCATACGTTGTTCTAATGATGCTTTTAATTTAGCTAAACGTTCTATTTCATCTGACCCAGATGATAAATCATCTCTGCTTCTACCCATTTTCTTAGCTTGCATTAAAGCACTTTTAGTTCTAGCTAAACGTTCTTTAAATTTAGAATATTCCATCCAAGCGTTATAATCTTCATCGGCCATACCTCCTATTGATTGAGGAATCTCAGCTGGTAGTTCAGGTATTTCTGGTTCTTCAGGCATGCCCATTTCATCTTCATCATCCGTTAAGCTAGGCTCACCAGATGAAAAGAAATTACCTGTTCTATTACCAACAAAGAAATCTTCAGCACCTGCTCGTGATGTTGGAGTTTCAGGCTCGTCAGTTACTGTTACTTCTCCAGTTTCATCGTCCACTGCTATTTCACCCATTTTAGCAATAATTCCAGCATCTTTTAGACCATTCATCAATGCATTAGCTATTTGAGGACGTACGAAGTTAAATTGTGTTTGTATATCTTTTTTCTCTACACCCGGATTTTCTTTAATATAATCAATGATGGTAGCCATAGAAACACCACTTACTATTTTGTTAGCATATGGGGTGGTGTTAAACTCAGGATCTACAATTTGATATCCTTTAGCTTTACGAGCCATTTCTTTAATTTTTTGACCACCTGTAGTTTCAATACTACTAATGTTAGGATCGTTTTTTAAAGTATTTAACTCGCTAGCATTTTTATATGGGATTGTTTTAGTACCTGTTTTGGTAGATATAATAGCATTAGTTGTTTCTAATATTACTTCTTTAACTAAAGCACGGATTTGTTTAGGGGTCATTATATTTGCGTTTATTTCTGTATACATAAATATTAGTTTATTTGGGAAAGTATTAAATTGATGCGTTCTTCTGTTGAACCCTTAACTTCTATTAATTTTACTGGTGGGTATTCTTTTAATAATCCGCGAATAGCAAAATCTATTTTTATACGATATTCAGCGTCTGTTGTCCTAACACCGTTATCTTCAATATCAACACCCTCAGGTGATACATACACTATTAAATCATAGTCATTTCTTATAGTAACAAATGATTCGATTAATTTAATCTTATCATTATAACCAATTGATTTAGCACTTAATGTAAATGCACACACATCATATATTGTTCTGTCAGTTAATAAATTTTCATGCATTAATTCTAAACTACGTTCAGCTGCAAATACAAATTGACCTTTAGTTGTTGAATCATCATTTAATGCTATTCCTTGATCACGCAAATATTTACTACGTTCTGTAGCTACATGATAATCTTTAAACTGCTCTAATTCTGCTAGAGCTTTTACAAGTGTTGATTTACCAACACTAACTGTTCCTGCTAATCCTATTTTCATATTTTATATTAAACCTAATGATTTTGCTCTGCCATACCCAACGTACTTTCCGTTTGCTGGGTTAAGGTATTTTTGATCTATTTTATTGTTTTTTGTTTTTCCTCCTTCAGATAATGATTCTTTAGAATAATTGACTGTAGTTTCTATTGGTCCTCTACTAAATTTGTCTAGATCATATTTCCAAATATAAGTAGTACCATCATCATCTGTATATGTTCGTGTGAATTGTTTCATGTTATAAAGATAAAAAAAGGGTCTTGACGACCCTAATCTTTTAAACTCTTGCACCTACTGTTTTACCAATAGCTGTTTTAAACCATGGTAAACCATTAGTATCTCGTTTACGATCTATCCAATCTTCTTTAGTGTATTGAATACCGTAGATATAGTATTCTGCTAATTTCATGTTACCTTGAGGTATAAATGCTGGTCCATCCCAATTGTGAAGTTTATTTACTCCATCTGTGTTACTATAATAAAGTATAGTTCCGTCTCCTGTTCTTAGTGTTTTTGTCATATCTTACTTTTTTTCGAAAGTTAATATACTTTTTTCACTAATCCAAGCCAGAAAGTCCAGTATCATCTTTCTTTAGGTCAGATTCAATTTCTCTCATTGTATCAGATGCCCATTTCTTTTGGGTAGGACTTAATTTATTGTTTAATAAGTTTTCAATGAACATAATAAATTCTCTATCATCTAATCTGTATACTTCTGTAAAGAATAATTCTCTAACTCTAGCATCGTCTATATTGCTTTGGTTATATAGATTCGATAAAGCATCATATATAAATTTACCATATTGAAAATCACGAGGTTCATTTGATACTCTATCTACAGCATTAACTACAGCTTTGTTTGCTTCTTTATCTGAACCAAATCCTTCTGTTCCTACGATTTCATATAATCCTTTTACGATTTCATGGAATAACATAGGGAAACATATAGCTCTAGCTTTAATAATGAATTGATCATCTTCTTCGTTATATACCATTTCTGATGAACCACCTGATATGTTTTGTTTTTGACCAACAGCCGCTAATAACATAGCAATTGCATTTTCGTCATCATATATACCGAAGACTAATTTCATAATCTCGTTATATTTTTCGACTAATTCTGGGTTTAAATCATCTAAATGTTCTCTAAATAATAAAAATCCGAATGTTCCACGTACTGAAGCACCTTGGGTGATACCGTTGATTATACGGCGTTTTTTCTCCATAGCTTTAGTATCAGTTGATGGTATTTCATCTACAGGAGTTTCGTCTTCATCTTCATCGGGACCATCATCGTTTTGTTCTACTTCACCCATACCTACTATCTTGGCATCTATTTTTATATTAGCATAATCTAAAATAGGATATGCTTCTCTAGCCATAATTTCAGCAATCATAGGTAATTCAATACGATAATCAGACTCAGCTGCTATAATTTGATTTAATAGTTCCTGAGAACGCATCATTGTTTGCATTAGATTTTTATTACCTAACATAGCGCGCAATGACTCACCTGATTTACCTTTTAAGGCGGCCATCGTTTCAGGTTTAAATATATCTTCGTATTCTACTTCTAGTAAACTTTTTTTCATTATTTTAGTGATTTAATTCTAGATAGCAATTTAGCCCTAATTTTTTTATTTTGAGGTACATCCCATATTCCTTTTTTTAAAGCTAATTCAGCTTGTTTTAATGTCATCTTACTAATTTGTTCATCAGTATATGCGGGCTTATTTTTCGGAGATAATTTTTCTAAATCGTCTAAAGTAAGCAATTCGTTTATTTGTTTAGCCTTCATAAAACGAGCTGTAATTTTATCTATCATTTCCTCTTCCTTTAAATTTTTAGGAGCAGGTTTTACATCTGGATTTCCTATTCTTCTGCGTTTTTCATCAGGTTTATCTACTCCTGGTTTAGGAAGAGTAGTTGGTTCTGGGCGAGAAGGTGTTGGTGATTTAGCTGGCTGGTTTTCGTTTAATTCTTTACGAATAATTTGGCGAATAGCTTCGCGTAATTGTTTTACTTTCATATTTTCTTTTAAGTTAGCTTTAGGTAATTTCATTCCTGCTACCGCAAAATCTGACGGGGTTAATCTTAGTCGTTGTTCCAATGCTGTATCAGGAGCAATCGCTTTTTTCTCAACCCACAACCACTTTAGATATCTTGGGTCAGATATTAATATATCGGATACCAATCGGTTTTCATATTTACCGAATGGTATCCTAGATGATAGCGTTAAAGCAACAGGTTTCATGCTAATAAATATTCAGCAACATATATCCCATGCGCTCCTGATACTGTAATTCCACGAGCACTTAAAGCATCACCTACGAAGTGTACGTTAGGATAATCAACTAATGCTAAGTTTTTATAATTTACTAATGGTTCAGGAGATAGATATTTTACTTCAGGAATATACATACCCCAATCATCACCAAATTCGAATACTTTATTCATTTGGTCAATGAAGTTTTCAATGTATTCAAAATACCCACCGAATGCTTCTCTTATTATAGGTAATACATGTTCATGAGCTTGATGAGATTTAACTCTTTCACCCTCAGAGGTATTAGATGGTTGTCTTGTTTGATTTGGTGAATAATATATTCCTCCTATTTTTTCCTTTGTTTGACCATCTACTATATTACATTTTTTAACAACATCTCGTGACCATTCAAATGGATTTTCAATACCTTTAATTTCCATTAAGATGCCAAAGTTAGTCATGTCATTGCGAAATTCTTCACCTTTTTTAGCATGGCCATTATATGTTATATCACCATACGTTTCTTCTACTGCTACATAAGCCGCGTTATTGTTAGTACAGAATGAACGTAACGACACATTGTCAAACTTTTGATATAGTTTAAAATCGTAACTTACATCAATTAATTTCTGGAAGTATTTTTGTGGTGCCTCGAACCTACAGCCTATTTGGACCGACTTTTGCTCAGTAGGTAAATTATATTTCTGAGCTAGCTTAGCTGAAAAGTCTATTCCAGCTTTACCTGTACCTACTATACAAGTGTCAAATTTTATTTTTCTCATATTTTTATCCAATTTTTATATTTTAAAACTTTATTATTAATTAATTGACTAAGTCTTCCACCATTTAAATTAAATTTATTTTCAAATTCTTTTCTAGTACCTTTAAAAATTTCTTTAGTTTCTAAATGTTGAAAAGTATAAATGTTTAAATCTTTAAGTTTATCACCCATAGATTTATTTCTTTTTTCTATCCATTTAGGATCTCTGTTTTTTATTCCAATACTTTTCTTTTTTCTAGTTTCATCAGATTCTTTTACACCTAATTTAACTTTTTTACCCATCATAGACTTACTTTTCTTCTCACTACTTTCCTTACTCATCTTAATACCTTTTTTAGGGCTAGGATTTTCATTGTAATATTGTTTCCAATATTCACTCATTTTATGTTTAGATTCTTTAGAATGCTTCATTCCAGTAGTACCAGCTTTGACACCACATTCAGCTATATTAGCTAATATATAACCTTTATTTTTTAAATCCAATTCTATTTCTCTTTCTTTTAACAATGCTTCCTCTTCAGTTAATCCTTCAAATAGTATTTTAGGTTCAAACACACCATTATTTTTATTTATAATGTTATGCCAGTATTGATTTCTACCACATGTTCTAATTTCTCTTCCAGGTACTCCTTTTCCAACATAAAATGGTTCATTTATATCAGGTCGTATATGAATATAAACTATAAAATTATTGTTTTGTTTTCTTTTCGTGGTATTTTTGTTTAAGTTTTTCATCGATTTTTTCTTTATTAGACCAGTAATATTTCTTACTATATTCTCGTTGTTTGAGAATACGTTCATCTTCTGTTTGATATTTTTTGATACGTCCCATCGATTATAAATATTACAAATCTAAGAAAAAATCTAAGAAAATTAAAGTTTATTAGATATTAATCTATATACTTCTTTCCAAAATTTATCCATGTTATCAACTTTATCAACAGAAATTTTAGATCTATTTATATTTTTTAACAATTTACCGTCAATATATCTATCTATTTTTTCAAAATTTCCATTAAATTTATCCCACAGTTTGTCGGCTACATATTGAGGGGATTTTTGTATTTCTTCTTTAATGATTTGTTGTAATTCAGATTTTTTCATAATTATGTTTTAATATAAATATTAATCTTTTAATATTATTTCCCCAGTTTCAAAGTCAATATCCTCTACCTCAGTCTCCCACACAAATTTAACACCTTTATCAACTAAATAATCATACCAACGTTTTCCTATTTCGTGTAAATAATCTGTACCAATATGGTAAACAGGAAATAAACGAAGACCAAAATAAGGTTTAATAAAATCCGGTTCAGATTGTGGATTTGAGTACATTATTTTAGATGGATCTGGATGGAAGCGTTTCCACATTTCAATAGATTGATCCATTAAATCATAAGCTTTTTCTTCACCACAATATTTACTTAATTGACCACCAATTGATGTATGATAAGTAAGTTTACCATCTGAGAATCCTCCAGCTCCTGCAAATCCTGTCATTACTTCTTCTGGTTTACGAACATAAGGATCATTACCTTTATCTATAATGGTAATTAATTCTCCTGGGTAGTTATTATCTATTAATTTTAATGCAGCACTAATACCTGCTACTCCACTACCTACTATTACTATTTTTTTATCCATAATTTTATAAATTTAATATCTTTATTTTGACTTTCAAAACAAGAGTGGCCCCAATCTTTTGATCGGAGCCACAGCTTCCATATTATTTTATCTCTTACGAGCGACAGGCTATGAATCTGTCTAAATGTTATACTGTTTTTATATTTACAATCCAATCTTTTACATACTTATCTATAAAGGCTTTGCGTTTTTCTGCTTCTTCTTTAGTAAATATTGTAGCTTTAGTATCATATTGGTTGTTAAATAATTCACTTTTATCAGTATATGGTGTAGGAATATCACTACCATCTTTATATTTCCCAACAAAAAATCGCTTTATATTTTTATATAAAGTTTTCATATCGATTGCACTCATATTAGCTCCTAAAGCCTGTAATTTAGATATTTGTTTTTCTATTTCCTTAACTTTAGTTTTATTATCTAGAGGAATTAATTCTAAATAATAAATTTGTTTATTTTCTTTTAAAATACCTACTAACTCCATTATTGTACGTTATATTCGTTATTACCTATTTTTAATTTTTTAATGGTATTAACGTTTACCATTCTATAACCACCATTTTTCATATCATATACAGGAATTAATCCTTTTTCATCTGGGTTATATGGTAAATCACCGCCTTTAAGATAAGCTTTAACACCTAAACGAGCATTCATTACTCGTTCTGTTCCATCTTTTTTAATAAATGTAACAGTAAAAAATTTACCTTTAGTACCTTTAACCAACTGTTTAGCTTCTTCTTTGCTGATATTTCCTGATGGTGCTTCAGGAGTTTCAGCTTCAGATGGTGCTTCATCTGAAGTAGGAACATTTGCTGGCTCTTGTCCAGGTCCTGGGTCTATAGGGGTTAAATCTTCTTGTTCTTTAAGAGTTTTACGAATAGCCTCTTTTATTAGTGTGCGTAGTGTTGTGCGGTTCATTTTACTTTTTTATAAAGGTAATAAAATTACTTTGCCAATAAATATTATGCTGTTACAGATTCATATATTTTTTCAGACACTGTATGATAACGGCCACATTTTTTACACTGCATTTGTACACGAACTGTTCCTAATGCTGACATTCTGCGTTTAGAGAATGACCATTTGCTTGAGCCGCATGTAGGGCAATCTGTTTTATCTTCACTAACGTGTGTTTTTTCAGGAAAATGGGGTGCTAGTTTATTATATACTTTTTCTAATAAAATTACATCACCTTTACAATATTCAACCATTTGATCCATTGCTTTTTTATCTTTGTTTAAAACAATGTCTTTCCATAAGTTAAACCCTGTGCTGATTTTGGCTCCTAAGCCTAAAAATTGCGCGATATAATCGAGTTTATTGCTATTAAATTTGAATTTAGAACGCGCATACTTTAAAGTATCTATAGTGGTATAAGTAGGAAATAAATCAATACCGTGATATAAACATCTAGTTCTAACCCAAGGTAAGTCATATTTGTCTCCATTATGTCCTACTAATTCATCAGCTTCATTAGCTATTTTAATGAATTTTTCTAATAAATTTTTGTCATTTTGTTTAGCGTCCCATGTCAATGAATGAACTTCTTTTTCATCTGCCCATTTATAACAAATGCATATGATTGCTCGTTCTTTTATAATATTGTCGTGACCTATACTTAGTTTATAACCAGCTGTCCAAAATAATCCAATATTAGGACTAGTTTCAATATCAAAAAAGAGTCTTTTGATCTTACTCATAAGTGTTTTTTTTTAAATATATAACTTATTTTTTACCTACCCAAATTTTAAGCAGCAGGTTCTTCTTCAGGAGTTGGTGTTTCTTCTGGGGTAGGTTCTTCTTCAGGGGTTGGTGTTTCTCCAGGAGAAGGTGGTGTAGGAATAGATGGAGGTGTACTTCCTCCTTCTAGATCGGCTTTAATATCGGCATCACGTTGAGATGCTAATTCTTCTGTAGACTCTTTAGGAGCATAATTTAATTCAAGTAAATCAGCTATTGCTTGTGATGCTCTTTCAGATTCTCCTATATTAATAGGATTATATTTTTTACCTGATACTTTTACAGAAAAATTATTTTTTCCTAAATATGTTACTGTAAAATCTTGTCCATTAATTAGTCCTATACCAAATGTAGTAGGTTTAGGTGCTATTAAAGAGACATCAGATATATACCTTCCAAAAGCAGGAGACATTAGTTCTTCTAGTGTTTTTTTCAAACCAGGAAAACGATGTATAAAGTACATCGCTTTCTCAGCTCGTTTTTGTTGCTGTTCTTCTTCCTTTAAGGCCATACGAACAGCTTTCTTAATATATTTTTCTAATAATAATGTTTTATTCATCATCTTTTAGTTCATGAAAACCTTGAGCGGCTTGCTCAATGTAATTTTCAGCATTTGTTATATGGTCTTGAATCCAACCTGGTATATTGCGCTCTACATTTCCTATCTTTTGAGATAATTCCATTGCTGCTTTAGCTATTGCCTCTAAGCTATTCTGAGCCATAGATACTTCATGGTCGCCTTCTTTAAGGTTTTTAGATATTGCTTTACGGCGTTTAAGTAAATACTTATCTGTTTTATCTGTATCACCGTCATTATCTATATCCGCATCTTCTTTACCTACAGGATCTAATGATTCTGTTAGTAAACCAGCTAATCGCTGCATTCTTTTTATAGAGTCCATATTATTTTGATTTTTTAGCAACGCTAGTAGCTATAGCGTACATATCAGACTTAGATCCTCCAAAATCTTTTTTCATCGATTTAACTACTTTTTCTTTTTTGTTTTTTTCTTTAGTAGTTAATTTACGCTCATTTACTTCTTTTTTATCTTCTTTTTTTTCAGACTTTTTAGGACCTTTAGAATTTTTATCCATTGCTTTTTTCTGGTCTTCTAGATCTTTTTTCTTGGTTTGTAATTCTTTAATACTAGCTTCCATATCATCCATCATATCACTGATGATTTCTGGGTTAACATAGTATTTTAGACCTTCCATAGAGGTTAATGACGCTTTAACCGCCATAGCATCTTTGATATCTTCTTCTACTTTTCTGATTTTTGCTTCTAAAGCAGCAATATCACCAGCTTCATCTATCATTTTGATACGATCAGCAATGGCTTCTTTAATTAATTGTTTTACTAAACTACTATTTAATTTCATGGTATTATTTTTATATAAATATTATTAATTTTTTGTTTCCTCAATATGTTTTCTAATGGTGTCCTTTAATTCATCAATATTTTCAGGACTACGCTCTATATATTCATTAACTATATAATCGCGCATTTCCGTTAAGTTACGTTGTCTTAATGCGTCTACCAAGTTAGCTGGACTATCTAATTGGAATGCTCCGTTTTGAGTTAATAACCAGTGGCTATTACCTGGTTGAGCTACTAATGAAGCTACTACGTTTCCTGATTCTAATTGGATACCATATATAGCGCTTGGACCTACTATTCTTACATAATCAACGTGACCTAAATTACCTAATAGGTTATCGCGGCGTGATACTCCTCTATCATTACGTAAATTTCCTCTAGTTGAATCACCAAAGAATCTAGAGCGAATATTGATAGGTAATTGGTTAAATGAATCTAATAAATTACTATTTGTTAAAGTAGTAGTTAAATCATCACTTATGTTACCTTCAATAGGTCTATTAGTTCCTCCAACTGGTCTTCCTCTTCTTCCAGCTCCAGCTATAGGTACTCGTTCACCTGCTCCTAATTGAGCTGGTGTTGGGCGAGGTGTTGTTGATCTAGGAGGTCTAGCTGACAATATTCTTCCTGTTTTTTCTGAAATTCTAAAGCTTTCAGCTGGGTTTGCTGTATTTACAATGTATATTTTACCATCATTAACTACTAATCTATATGTAGAACCTTCAGCGTATGGTAAATCAGGAGTACTAGCAAATGTTAATTTAGAAGAATAAGGTGTTCTCCATCTATTTCTTTCAAACAAGTTAGTAATCATATTGTTAGTTAATTCTACGTTATTGTTTTTTAAGAATTCTCTATAAGCGACTCCCATTTCTGGGTTATTGCCTAGCGATGTGTCTGTCATTCTTCCATTTATTGCTTTATATCCTTTAAATTCAAAACTTTCAGGAAGAACAAAAGAATATAAATTATTATTGTAAGAAACTACACCTTCTAAACCTCTAGTTAATTTATCTTTAGGGGTATTTGCTAATATCTTTGATGAAATTTCGTTATTAAACATTGGTCTTCTACTTAAAATAGAGGATACTAAATTATCTTGTATTTCTTCATTTGAACTAGCATCTTCAATAAATTGATTTGTAGCTTTAATTACATCTTCATTATCTTTATCAACGGGTTTAATACTATTATTTTCAATTTGATATGTTTTTAATAGGTTACCTGATGTATCAAAAAGTACCTCGGTATTACCTACTTTTATAATTTTCTTTGAAGTATCATTAGATTTTCTAGCAGCATCTATTACATCTGTAATCTTATCACTATCTAAATCATTAACTTGTATAGCACGAGCTAATGAATCTAACGGTATATTAACTATTCCGGGAAAATCAAATAAATATTTTTGGGTTCTTTTTGATAATTTAATATCTTTATATGTTTCATCTTCAGTAATGACATCTACCTCCACTCCAGTTCTATCATATCCTATATTTACTATAGCATTTCCGTTTTCAGTTACATAAAAATTATATTCTTTGCTATTAGGTATTTTATTAGTATTAACTAATATTTTACTAATATTAAAATCAAATTTTCTACCTAATATATCTTCACCAGTAACGTTTATAGGATGACCAGGACTATTTACTTTAGCTAATAATGATTTTTGGTATGGTGGTTTAAATAATTCTATATTATTTAATAGAATATTAAAACGAAATATCCATGGGTTTTGAAATAACCATTCAGTTAACTTATCATATTTAGGAAGAACTTTAGTTACAAAAGCTTCAGTAGATAAATTACTAAATAGTTGACCTCTGTTATAATATTCACCTTCCTTTGTTACTATAGGACCTCTTATAGATAAATAAAGTTTTTTATCATTAAAATCTAAATCATTAGACCATTCATTGAATGGTATACCATTCTTAAATTTTTGTTCTTTATTTTTTTCCTTTATGTTAGGTGGGATATATTTAAGAATACCTTTTAAATTTTCTATTGAGCTTAAATAAGGAATCTCATTTTCTAACTCATCAAATGACATTTCCTCGGATTCATGTGGGTTATTTAAACGATTAGTGTAAACATACTGTCCATCATTTCTAACCTGAATAGCAACAAAACTAAGAGGATCACTATTGGGTAGGTTAGTGTTTCTTACTAAATAGAATATAGGATAACCTCGTCTAGGATCAAATCTATAATTACCATAGGATCCTTTAGTAATACACCATCTTTCCCCAGCCCCATATTTTATACATTTATCTTCAACATCACCACTGTATATGATTATACCATCCTCATTATAAACCATATCAGGAGTAGTTTCAATCTTTTTTTCTGCTGTTCCTTTTTCAAAACCAGGTTTAGCTGAAATTAATTTTAATAGTTGGGTTAAAGAGTATTTTCTTAAATCTTTTTCAGTTACATTAGGATCCTGTTTAAATTTGGTATCAAAAGTTTCAATAGCTTTTTTTATATCTTCATCTGATATTGTAATGTTAAAATCTTCAGCTTCGTCCTTAAATTTCTGAGTGAGGAATTGTACCTCTTTAGAATTCATAGCTTCATTTAAGAAAGGCCAATTACTTACTATATATTCTATTAAAATGTGTATATTATTCATTTAGTTTTATTAATTTTATAACGCAATAAGAAATATAATCCAAGAAATAACCCCGCAGCTAGGTAAAAAAGCAAATCCGTAATCCAATAGGAACCTGTCAACGTCATTACTAGTTTGAATAATATGTCGAATCCAAGAGGATTGAAAAACATCGCCGCCATTAGGCAGAATGTTGCTAGGTTGCTTAAAAACTTTTTTCTCCAGGTCATTAATTTTATTTTTACTGTCAGGGTCCATATATTAATACATTACCATTTGCGACAACTCCAGTATCTAGCTTTAGTACGTGGTCCTGGGTTGTCACAGTTATGTCTAGCTCTAAATGCTTTACGTCTAACTGGGTTGTTCTTTTTTATATTCATTCCTTTGGCGCCAAAGTTAACCTTAACTACTTTGCCCGTTTTAGGATTTTTAACATATACTTTAAACTTCTTACTATCACCACGCATTGGTTTACCTAAAGGTACTGTGCGACCTTGGTATTTAGCTTCCAACATGCAATCACAATCTGCTTCGTTTAGTTCTTGTTGATATTCACGCATGAATTGAACAAATTCTTTTATATCTTGTTCATTTTCAACATCGTATTCATCTATATCGTCTTCGCCTATAAAGAAAGCTTCGTTAATTACATTACGGATAAGTTGTTTTAATTTTATTGTTTTCATATTTTATTTGTTCAGCCTTACTTTAGCTTTTTTAGTGTTAGGAACAAATTGTTTATTTGATGCTGCTTTCTTTCGTGAAGTAGCAGCGCGTTCTGCTTTAGTTAAGCTATTTGCCTTAGCACGAGGTAAACAACGTGTTGTTTTATTACCTTTTTTCATTGTACCGCAAGGACCTGTAATATTACCTGCTGTGTCAATGCGCACCCAATCTTCTTTTTCAAACCAATCGCGTAATGATTCATGTAGATCTAAGTCATCTTCTTCCATTAAACCTTTACATACTTTAACTGCTCGTCCTGATAAATAGGCTGATGGTTTTTCACCAGCAGCTATACGACGATTATAGTAAGCTTTACCTTTAGGGCATAGCTTCTTTTCAGTTAGCATTTCGTTTAATATGTCTAATAATTTAATCATGCTTATAAATATTGGTTATTTTATAGGTTCCCACCAATTAGTACAATATTCATCAGCAGCGTATGGAATAGTGTTAGTACCGGCCCATTCTTGATAATATTTACTATTACATATTTGTTGTTCTGGGTTCCACCACTTGCAATTAGCACAACATGAACCGCCTTTAGGTACTTTTAAACCGGCTTTATGGTTTGGAGGTAAAACCATTTCACCTTTACCACCGTAGTCTTCGCTTAATATGTTAGCTAATTTAATCATAGTAATAAATATTAAGAAACCATACTATCTTTCAATTTTTGTATATATTCCTGTATATCTTTGATTATTTCTTGCTCATCTATACCTTTACCTTTCCATTCCTCGATATCACCGTTTTCAGTTACGAACGATCCTTCGTTTATTCCTAATGATAATTCCAATAGAATATCTTCCATTTCCTTGATATGGTATTCAACACCTCGAGATAGTATAGACTTTTGGTATTCCTCAAATTTACCTGTGCGTTTTAGCTCGGTTTCATGCGATATAACGCAATCAGAACACTTTTTATGGATACCATACATATGCTTATCTAAACGGCCTTTATTCATTGCTCGTTTACATTCTGGGCAAGTCAGTGGCATTTGTAGTGTACTTTTAACTAAATCTAGTTTAGTTATGGTCATTTTTATACCATTTTTGATAGTCCATGTTTTACCATTTTCTTCCCATACATCACCTTCTTTATGATCTACTTGTTCTTTAGTATAACCTATTTGTGTTGTTGTTTTATCTGTATAGTTCTTGGTAATGATGTTACGCATTCGCTGTACATCTTTACCTTTAAATTCTTTTTTTAATAACGATTCATTATTCATAACTATTTATTTTAATTCTTCTTGTATATCTTTAAGTTCTTTATAAAGTTCTATTTTCTTTTTAAAGTTCATGTTTTTTAAGGATAAATCAGAATAATCGAATTTATACGCTCTTTCAATATTATCCATGGTTTCACTTAATTTGTTAGACTCAATTTTATCACCCCTATCATATAAAAATTCTATATAATCAATAATATTATCAGCTATATCTTTTATTTTTTGGTCTAAATCAACAACAGGATTTTTAATTTTTACTTCATTTACATTATTTTTTATGTATTTTTTAACTTTATTTATATCACCCCATGAAGCCGGGTTAGTTACATCTATATTAGGATTATTTAAATAAGGTGGTGGATTTGTTATAGATGATTTAGATGCTAAAGCAAACATATTATTATCATTTTGTAAATCCCATGCCCATTTAGGAATATTCATAGCTTGAAAACCAGCTAATACTGTGTTATTAGTACGATCTACTAAAAAGTGGCTAGGTAATTCGCCATTTTGTTCTTGCCATTTTTTCATTTCATTGTATGAATGAACTTCACCATATGCTTTTTTATAAGTAAGTGGCGGTTGAATTTTAACTTCACTTGATGGAGAGTATGTATTTAATATTTTTCTTTCTGGTTGGTCTCTATAATTGCTGTCGTAATCTAATATTGTAGGAATATTAAATGTAATATCTTCTTCTGTGAATTTATCACCTTTCAACGTATATCCTTGTTTATTAAGTTGATCCGCTATAAAAGGAGCTTGTGATTTATTTTGTTTAGTAATCCAAAATGGGAAAGTAAAATTAATACCAGCTGGTTGAATTTTTACTTCATTTATGTTACCTTTAATAAATTTCTTTATAGGAGTATCATATATACCATCATACTTTTTTCCAAAGTCTCTTAAAAACACACCGGCTTTAGCATTAGCTTCATTTTCAATATCACTACCTGTTTCACCACTTTCGTAATTTATCTTACCGTCTTCTTCTTGTTTACGATGGATTAATTCATGTGCTAGTGTTCTAAATATATCTGCTGTATTTCTATCTCCAGCATATACCCATATAATGTTTCTATCGGGTGAGAAATAACCAAATGAGCGTTGTTCTTTAACGTGATCTATATCGTCAGAGAAGTCTATTTTAGGAATTTGTACTAATCCTAATTTATCTTTAACATAGTTGATAAATTCATTAACTAAATTAATTTCCTCTTCAGATTCACCATCCTCATTTATTTTAGGATTTATTCTAGCCATTAACGTATCTGGTGTTAGGTTTAATGCTTTGTGCAAAGACAATACAAATTCACCATTTACTAAATAGTATTTATCACTATCATAATTTAATATTAATGCTTTAGGTAGTGGTTCTAAATTTTTAATAGCTTTTAAATATGGAACAGTATCTATTTTATTTTCTTTAGCGTATAACAAAGCTTGTCCTAAACTTTGAATATTATATGAATTACTATTTTCTAATTTAGACCAAACATCATCTGTTAGTACTAAATCAGAAGCACCGTTAAAAGCTAACTGTAGATCCTCTACTGGGAAATTAAATATTAAAGCCGTTTTGTTTAAGGCACTTAAATTATCCTCAACATATTGGTGATTATTGTCATTTTCAAAATTATTGGGAGGAGATTCATTTAATTGTAATTTCTCCTCCCACCATTTTTTACTAAATACATCTATTTCATTTACTTTCATGTATATAAATATACTACTCTACTAATTTAACCGATGTAGGTAACGATTGACTGTATGGAGCATCATCAGGATTTTCTAACTTGTATATATCGTATACTTTGGTAAACATTTCAAAGTTTTTATCGATATCACCTATTACCTTTAACTGCCACCCAGCACCTTGTATTTTTTCACCTTTTTTATCCTCACCACGAGTAGCTGCTTTTAACCATATTATACCAGTATTTGTTACCTGCTCATCATGGGTCTCATTCCATGCTTTAGTGTAAGCAGCTAACTGTAAATCATAGCTAGTATGTAATGAATTAGATGTTTTAATATCAAGTAACCATAGTTTATCACGTAATCTTACTATTAAATCGGCTGTACCAGCATATTGATGTTGGTCTGAGAATAAGTGGTATTCAGCTGCTACTAATTCTGGTTTTTCACGGTTCCAAAATTCAGTAAAACGTAAAATCATTTTCCAAACATCTAAATTATAATTTACAAAACCATTTTCCTCAATCCATACTATTTCCTCACCGTTAATAAATTTTTCAATAGCGTTGTGTACTTGTGTACCTTCAGCTGCTGCTTTAGAAGCAATGATATCACTATTATGTCCTACATCTTTTAACCAATTGTGGAAAAATTGATTTTTAGGGAAATAATTTAAAATAGTTGATACTGAAGGGTAATACTTGTCGTTACGTTTATAGAAACGTTGATCTAATATATTAATCTGTTTGTTGTCTTCACTGTACTGTACAATACGTTTAATTTTTGGATCCTTGATCACATTTAGATTTTTATCTATCATATATTATTTAATTTTTTCTCTAATAAGCTTTGAAATGTAAGAGGTAATGTATTTTCTATAATATTGAGAAAATTCTCAAAACCAATTGTATTAGCATCTTTACCATCTAATTCAACTAGGTATACTTCTTTACCGTAAGACATTAATGTTTCACAATGTTTTAAAGCGTCCTTAATAGCATCTTTATCTAGAGCTATATATATTTTTTGTACATCAGATGATACTAATTTTTTCATTAATATTTCATGTATCACCTTTCCAAATAATGGGATACAATTACGTTTAATTGTTAGAAAATCAAACATACCCTCAACTAAAACAATAGGAGCACTCCAATTAACATATAACTCCATACCAATTATATCTTTAACAGGTATTGATGGATTATCATATTTTCTTCCTAAAGTATCTGAGTAGTCACGTGCTATAAAATAATTTAATTGGCCTGATTCATTATATGAAGGTATTATTACTCGGTCGTGGTACTTGCCTTCTGCGCAAAATCCAATGTTATATTTTAAAATATCAACCTCCGTCAATCCTCTACTTTTAATGTATTTAATCGCATGTCTTGCGGCTAATCTTATGGATTTATCTGATGTATTAACATTATAAAGAGGGATAAATTCATCAGGTAATTTTATTGTTTGTTCAACTATTTGTTTTACTTTACCTGGTTTGATTATTAGGTTTAATTCTTTTACTTTATCATCAGGCGCATCTAATTTCTTTAATAATGATTTTATAGTTTTACCTTTTGAATTATTAGTAGGAGGACATGTCCAGCAGTGCCATGGATTTTCATTTTTATCATTAGTATCTAGTTGAACCTCTAATTTGCGTTTATGGTGATGACAAAAAGGACAATGAAATGCTACATTGCCCTTACTAGTAGGATGTCCTTTACCTAGTACTGATTCTAGTAATATTAATAAAGCTTGATTTTCCATTTTGTTGGAAGATACAAACTTTACTTAGCCTACCAAATCTTTAGTAAAAAAACGTCCTTGAATATTATCGTTAATCCATCGTGATGAATCTTCTAACACACCATATTGGAATAGGTATTTACATTCAAAATATGTTAGTTCTTTCTTTGATTTACAAAGTTTCAATATTACTCGAACGAATTTATCTTTAGGATATTTTTTAAGATCTTCTTTTATTTCATTAGCTGAGCCGTAGTATGTTTTCCAATCACTTGGTTTAACTACTAATTTAGTTTGTTTAGTTCTACCACGTGTTACAGGTAAAGCTGCTAATTCTTTTTTACCTAACTTAACATTATTCTTATGGAAGAAATTTTTCTTACCAATGTAACTACGATTTGTTTCCAAATTAGTAGTCATGTAAATATACCCTTCATATTGGGTTGGATCGAAACTTTCATCGTTGATTAAATCCTCAACGGTCAAAACTGGTTCTGTTATGTTCATTATATATCAAACATTTTTATATTACCTTGTTTATCATATCCAAAATTTTCTCTATGTACATCTACTCCATACATCTCTCTTTTAACTTTAGATAACTTAGATAAATATGTAATTAATTTATTGTAAAATTTTTTATTATTGTTATCTTTTAAAATATCTTTAATAACTTTTATAGCTTCTTTATTATTATCTCTTAAGTGACGAAACAAATAAAAAACAATATCTATTGGTTTAAAACTAGGAGCTTCAAACATTATTTCTTCTTTAAGTTTATCAACATCATTTCTAAAAGAATCAACATTAACTTTTTCTTGAACCATATATCCTTTTTTATAGTCTACTTTTTTAATTTGGGTAAACAATTCAGGATATTTTTTACTTTTTTCTTCTTCTTCTTGTACGTCGTATACTACTTCATTTTCTAATGGACTAAATATTTTAGCAACAAAACCAGGGTATGTTTCTAGATCATATACATCCTTGTATGTACCTGATCCTATTCTTGTTTTTTGTTTTATATTTAATTCTTTAAATATCATATTTAACTATAAAAGTCATATCTGTATTTGGAGATATAAGTAAAGGTTTAGCAAATTTAGCTACAGCTAACAAATCATCCTCATCATTATATAAACCAATAGAAGTAACATAAGGTGAAAAGTCTGAGCCTGTTGCAAAATCTTTTAAAGTTCCATCATTAAAATAAAATACAGAACCAGATATACTTGCGCTTGTTATTACTCCCTCCTGTATAGATGGATTATAACTAGCATTAAATTCACTTTCTTTAACTATACATCTTACTTCAGTTTCATAAATATTGTAGTTATTTTGAAATTCAACTTTAGTTAAAGTTATAGGAGAACTTAAAAAGTTAATGTAATCATTATTAGTTATGACAAACATTCCCTGTCCATAAAATATATTACCTATATGAATTGGAGTAAAATCACTTCCGTTCTCAGTTAAATATGATGATGTAAGATAACTAGATGATATATATCCTGTAGATATAGCATAATATGGATTTACATATAGACTATCTACGTATAATGTAGGGAGATAGGTTACATCGTATAAGTTACCATTTCCATCATCAATTATTGTTACTAAAGAAGATGATATTTTAATACTATAAGGTAAAATATTGTTACCGTATAAATCACTACTTACACCTAATAAACCTATCCTATCTCCTGCACCTGAAGGAAAATTTTTGATGGTATTACCTTCTTGGTATTTGTAATAAGATGAAGTAGGTCTTTGGGATGATGCTGATTCATAATATATAGAAACTGCTAACGATTGGGTATTTAATGAACTGGTATATGATTGATAATAAAGTTGGTTAGCTACAGCATATATAGAAGATTGGTATTCTCCATTAGTTGTGGTTGAACCACTAATTGAAAAAGGAGTATTAGTACCTATGTAATATGTTATATAACCATCGTTAGGGATACTAGTATAAGAAAACGACCATAACTTATTAGCTGTGTAAGGAGTTACTGTTATATCTGATTTGTAAAGCTGTTTGAAAGCACTCATGCATTTTATTAGTAATCTAATTTAACACGAATTAAAGCTTCTTTAGTAAAATCTTTTACCAATGGTCTTGATAATTTAGCTACTGCTAATAATTCATTATTATCGTTGTATAATCCTACAGTTGTGATGTATGTTTGTGGATTATTAACCAAACTAGTATAAAGTAAATTACCATTTGAATCTATAATAGATGGATTAGTAGTATAATTAAATTCACTATTTTTTACACGAGTAAAGAAATAACGAGATGATACAGTTTCTGCTGATTTAGCAGTCATTGCATTTCCTGCTGCTCCGGATGCTGATATAGAAGAATATAATTTACCTTGATTATTATTATTAGCTAATGATTTTACAAGTGGGGCTACAAAAGAATCTACAGAATTTGAACCACTTGCTTTTAAAACTACAATATTTAAATCAGGAAACATAAATCCATAGTAGGTTGAAGCAGCACTTGGAGTATGAGCTGATCCATTGCTACCACTAATTATGTTGTAATATCTATTTTCCCCAATAAAATTAGCAGTACTAGATTCATTGCTATCATCTGTTAAAAACATTTGTGCACTACCTGATCTTAATCTTATATTTAAGGCCCCAGGAAGTAAAGATTCTTTATATCTAGCTCTCGAGTAATTAATTACATATATATCTTCTGCTGTAGTAGTTCCATCAAAACTAAAATTTACAGTCTCAGTACCGTAAACTAAATTTCTATATTGTCCATAAACAATGCGACTAGGAGATGAACCTGTCACTGATGAATTAATTAAAGCAGAACCAGATCCGTATAAATTACCGTATTGTATTGTAAATTGAATAGAAGATGACGGATTAGTAGTAGCTAAATCATATACATTTAAATAATATTCTGTATTTCCACTACTTGCTGTGAAAAATGTAGATAATGTATTAGCATCACCACTAAATAAACCTCTTACTACGGTTTCTGAACTTACTACTGAATCGTCTTGTGCGTATCTTATAAATGACATATTTAATTATTTTTAGATTTTATTTACAACCAAAGGAATAGTAATTCTAGCTCCACTATCTCTACCTATTACTGTAATTGTTGTAGTCAATGATGTTAATGTTGTACCATATAACGTATTAATTGTTGTACCGGTAATAGTAAATGAAGTTCCTACTTGGGTTACAGATAAAGTAGCACCCGTAGTTGTATTCAAATTATTAGTACCCGGAGTAGTTGTAGTTATACCTGTACCTTGGAAAGATGATAATAATCTACCATCAGCTACTGTAACTGTATATCCACTACTTTCAAATGTACTTGTTGCTCCTAAATAATTTAAAGTTTGAGGAGTAATTGTTAATGAAGCTCCTTGCTTAATAACAATACTATTATAACCAATATTGATAACAGGTAGTTTAGCAGTTCCACGTGGAAGTGTTACTAACTTATATCGCATCATTTGAGTATCATTAGGTATAGCTTCTAATACAGGGGTAGCTTCAATAGCCTGACCATAATATGATGATCCCGATGGGTGATCAGGGTTATACAATGTATAATCAATTTCATCATCTGCTAATGCAAATTGGGTGATTTGAAATGATCCATCATTGCGAGCCAATAATTGGCGTCCTTTTGTTGTTAAAATTGCGTCTACTGTTATTGTTGTAGGATTTAATATAGCCATTTTGTATATATTTTACTTATTATAAATATTATAGTATTCCGTTTTCTTTTAAAGTTTCAACAACACCGTTTAAATTAGTAGCTAATTCTGGTGTTATATATTGTGGGGTCAAATATCCTGGTGCTCCTCCAACTAATTTAGGAGCGTTTATCACTAATTTAGATGGATCTATTTGGTTTTCTCTTAATAAAAATCCTCTATTTTGAAATGAACTTGTTATTGAAGAATCAATATCTTTATCTAAAGTTAATTTTATTGAACCACTGGTAGATACAGAAAATGGAGCTTGTGGAACTTCCACACCGATTACAGTGTATACCTGTGATTCATCTTGATTAAATCTTATTTCTTGACCTACTCTAAATTCTAAAGGTATAGGAGTATCATATTGATTATTAACACTGTAACCACCAAAACTAGCAGATGTAACATCTTGACTAAACTGATAATATGGAAATTGATTTAATCCTCCAGGAACTTGGAATTGTCTAGCAAAACTTGAAGTTAGATATATATTTATCAGTTCTACTGAGCCTAATATTACATTTCTATCATTACTACTAGATATATACCATGCTTGAGGAGACATTCTAAGTTTATTAGAAACTTTATCTACAAATGACATAGAAGCTACAGTAAAAGTTGTACTTCCATTAGGAAATAAAGTACTATTAGCTTCATTAGTTAGTATAACTTTAGGCCATAATAAAGCTGGTCTGTACACTGTGGTTGTTTGGTCTAAATCGTTTTGAGATGAACCTGAGGGTAATGTTGTTATTTGTAAATTTACAACACTGTCTTTACCAAAGTTATATATCAAATTATAATAATAGTTTGAACTAGTATCAGAATTAACTGCTAATTGGTTTCCATCTTTGTCAACTAAACTATTAAGCCATAATGTAGATTTACCTACTAACTCAGGATAAGCGTTTCTAATTTCTTTAAATGTTAAGAAGTATGTATAGTATTTATCAATAGCTGATGTTTTACCATAAGAACCTGAGTCACCATTAGTATATTCATTATATCTTGATGATATTATTTTTGAACCATCATATCTAGAATTTTTATATGATGTTAATGATAAATAAGAATCTTGTAATTCAGCTGACGATGAAATAGAACTTGTTTTTTGTTCTAAAATAGCATCTGGAAGTCCTGGGTTTTCTATTATTTTTCTGGTACTTGAAGTTACGCTACTAGATACATTATTAAATAATACATTATAATCAGATAAAGCAAATTTTTCAAGACTTATACTTTCAGTAATATTATGTTGTGAATTCCAAATATCTATACCCACCAAATATGGATTTTCATTACTAGGTATAAAATAAGTATCATATAAATTAATTCCACTACCACTTAATTCTCCACTATAGTATGCCGATTTATCACCTGATAAATTATCATATAAAAATCCATACTCTGTTCCTATACTTCCACTAGTAATTTCAGCTTCATATATACTTTCAGTTGTACTATTAGTAGGATTAGCGTAAGCAAATTTATTACGTTCTAATACAGGTGAATTTATTGTTATACCTGTAGATAAACTAGTTCGAGCGGGTGTAAAACTTTCTAGTATTTTAAATAATGAATTATCAAAAAACTGAATTAAACGAATAAAACCATTATAATCTAAATATGATGAAGTAAACCCAGCGTATGAGCCTGTTCCTTGTTCAAAATATATTTTACGTTGATTATCTAAATCGGGATAAGTATTGTAATATTGTTGTCTAGGATCCCCTATATATTCATCCATATCCCATGATGGGTTATTAGAAGATATAGATTGAGAAACATATAAATCTATTTGTGTTTGAGGTGAAAATGATATATCTACAAATTGTAAATCATTATCTAAATATTCGTTTGAAGATGTAGGAATTTGTTGAATAGTAGTTAAAGGAGATAACACACTACCTGTAGAAATAACATCACTTACCCTAATTTTATTTTTGCTATATCCTTTTAAATATTCAGACTTTAACTCACCACCATATTCTTTAACGTTTAATATGCTACTAGTAATACCAAATGTAGTTACAATATTTTGTAAACCAGCAGTTGTACCTTTAGTTTTAACTAGTAAAGGTAAATTATGATATATTCGTTTATATAATTCATATGTTAAGTCTTTTCTAGGAATATTATTTAAATAACTACTTGTAGCTGAAAAATCTGTTAGTGACCCACTGTACATAAAGCTACCAGTGTTATTACCTACTATGTATTGTTCTAAACTATCTCCTTCTGCGCTATTAAATAAGTCTATTCCTAGAGATTTTAAAACATAATAAACTAAATCGTTAGATATACCTCTATTTGGATTATTATTAGCTAAATTGATGTCTGTTATTGATTTTAATAAAATCCAAATATTATCAAAATAATGACCTATCATATTTAAAAAAATTAAATATTGGTTATTATCTGGATTATCTCTTAAATATGTTGGTATCCCATTAATTAAGTTGTTTGAATTTAGTTCATCATATAAAGAAGCCGATTCTATAGCACTATTATACCATATAGATGCTGATATTGAACTGGTTGAAAACAACACATAAGGAAGTGTAGATGTTGATTTAGGCCACGCATATGATGTAGATTCAAAATAAAGATAAGTTTCGTACCCATCAAAATTAGAAATAATATTACTAATACTTGAAGAATATCTATTAATCTCTAATTGAAGATAAGGATTAAATGAAGCACTAGATGAATAATTTAATATTATATTACTATAGTCTTCTATTTCTTTTACTTTATTGTAAAATCCTACTAAACGTTGTTCTACTGAACCAAAAAAACTAAAATTATTATAATCAGTATAGTCAACATTTATATCAATACTATTTGATGTTAAAGAATTTAATAGTTTATTATAAGTATTAGACTGAGTAGCTTGTAATGATGTGAATAAGTTATTATATCCTGAGTATTGTGTAGATATGGTATTTATATCTTTAGAAATAGGGATATTAAAATTAGCCCCTCTTAACATTAATGGTGTTGGAGGAGAAATTAATGTATCTAAATTAATATTAAAAATATATGGGTTTACTTTTTCCTCAACTACCCATAAATTTGCTTTTTCATTTATATTATCTGGTAAAGGGTCATATAATTTAAATAAAATTTCGTACCCTTCTTCTATTTTATCTAAAGCTATATTTACTGTTATTACTTGAGTATTTAAACCAAAATTAATAAGATAATTAACAAAATAAGGAGAGGAATTTATTTCATTTATTAAATCGTTAGCAATAGTTTCTATTTCATCATTAGATTTAGAAGTAGAAGATATACTAATTTCGGTTCTATCAGCTGATATTCTTTTTAAGAAAAACGTATCATTTGGTGAACCTACTTTATTTTTAAAGAAATTATATTGTGTTTTAAACTCACCCGATTTGTATCCTGCTTCTTGTAAATCTTTTACAGGATCGATTTCAATAGAGGTAAATGAAGACCCAGTATTAGGAGTGTTAGAATTTAATACTCCTATATTACTATCAGTTATTTGATTTTCAGTATTGGGAGCAGGAACAACAGATGGTGTTAATCCTGAATCTGTTGGGAGTTTGTACTTAGTGTAAGAATAATTTACATCTAGTAAAGAGGTACCACTAATATCATATATGAAATATTCTACATAATCAACGTTAGGATCAAAATAATTTTGAATTTCTCCTACTCCTATTAGTCTAATATCATCTGATTGGTATCTATCAATAATATCTATATCCGTAATATTTCCTATAATTTGAATATTATTAGCCATTTGAACCTGTTGTTAATGTTTGTATTGTTTGTTGAGCTGTTAATATTTCCTGTCTTAAAGATGTTATTTCAGCTAATAAAGCTTGAACGTCTTCTGTGTTTAAATTAATTCCTAAATATTCTGCTTCTCTTTCTAAAATATATTGGTGAGAATCAGAATCACCTTCTTTAGGTATTTGGAAAAATAATTGTTCATATAATGTAAAAAAATCTTCCAATGTGAAAGTAGGAGTATCATCTGCCTGATTAGTATTAATTAATTGGCTAAATTGAGTATCTACTACTTTAGGAAAATTATTTTTATTAAATACCTGTTTTTGTATAGAAATTTTTGACATTATCGTATAACTTTAAAATAATAATCTTGGTTTAAAACTAAAACTTCTTTATTAGCTAGTACTGTTTTTATCAGTAATTGGTAATAACGTTCTGGTTGTAAACCATTCATATAAACATCAAAATAATTACCCTGATTATCAGCACTTATTTTTGTATAAGTTGTATCAAAATCAATAATTATTTCTTCAGTATCTAGATCTTTTATAGCCCAATATGAAGAAGTAGGTAATATTTTATTATTTAAATATACGGAAGCTGTTTGAAAAGTCCTAGCAGGAAATTTATCTCTTACGTTTACTCTAAAACGTTGTATTGAGTCTTGTTGATATTCGCTTTGGTTATTAGCTATTGTAGCTACTATTAAATCAGATGTTACCTGAGATAAAGAACTAGTATATATAGTATCATTCCATCTTATTTCTAAACAAGGTGGATATATAGTATGAGTTTCTGCTGAAAAGTATTTAGTTTCAAATTTAGATGCTGTGGTAAATTCTATTAAATTTGAGTGTTTAATTATAAATCCTTCATTAGGAATTGATGAGCTTATCCATCCTGCTATCGTATTTGTTACTTTTAATTCTATATCTTTAGAAGTATTATGATTAAAGGATTGACTTGATTCATATGAACCAGTAAACCACAAACCACCACCTAAGTTAGATCCATTATATGAGCCTGTTGTTTCTGCAGGGAAATTTACACCAAACCATGTACTTCCACTTATTTCATTTTTATATTTCCAACTAACTCCATCAGTAGTTATAGGAGAATCAGCAAGTTTACCTGTTCCTATATTCCAGCTTCCCGATATAGGATAACTATATATTGTATAATCTAATGGAATTTCATTGGCATATGCTAAACTTAACTTTAAGTAAGCATCATATGTACTTCCTGAAATTTTATTATTTATTACATCTGTAAGCTCATTTTGTGGAAATTTTATTAGTATACGTGATACTTCATTAGTACCGGTTACAGTATAGAATGTACTTAATTCTAATATTTCATCTAATCCTGAATTAAGATTAGGATAGTAAGAATATATAGTAGCACTCTTTTCAGGAAATATTTTATAAACTGCCATAAATATAATTTTATACGTATAAATATGGCAGTTATAAATTTTTATTTACATATCGAAATTATCTATAAAATCAGGATAATCTTCTTCCATTATTTTATATCTGAACTTTCAATTAAAGTATAAGTAAATGAGGGACCATGAATCTTTGCTGCTTCACGAGCAATTACCATGAATGCTTCAAAATCAGCTGCTCTTTTAAATACTTGGCAACCTTCTGACCAGTTTTCAACAAAGGTTGAATCAACACCAGCTTTGTGAATGTTGATACCAAAGATACCCTCTTGAATTTTAGTTTCATCATAAGTCATATCTTTATTAGCATCACGATATACTTTAACTGGTTTTGCTTGTCTTAATGCTTCATATTTACCTTGATGTAAACCAAGTGTATGTGAACCACGATATTGTCCTTCAACTAAACGAGCAACACCATTCACATTACCAAATTGTTTTACGCCTTTAGTACCAGGATCAGTTGTACAAGCCCATTGTTTGATCACCCAATTACCACCTACTTTATAGGATACAGTCATTACGTCATCAAACACATTAGTAACCTTGTTACCAGTTGCTGAATTTCTAACTCCAACTATATTTAAGTCATAGTCTTTTGCTCCTTCAAACCATACATAACCTTTTGCTTTTACAGCGGCTTCAATTTGTTCTTTTGTGTATGCCATAATTATAAGATTTATTTCCTATAAATATGGTATATACATGTTTTATTCAAAAATTACTTTCATCTCGTAATTCTTAATTTCTTGACGACCAAAATCACTATTAAAAACTACTCTCATAAAAATAGTAGCAGTATCTCCAATCATTTCATCATCTAAAAATATATTAACGCCTGGCTGGTATGTATATTTACTGTATACTGCTAACATAGTACGGGCATATGGTTTTTCCCATCCTGTAAATTTTTTAGGTATTTGATAACCAACAATATTAGTAGGAGACATAAAATCAGATAGACTAACCATAGTATATATACGTGTTCCTATAGGAATAGGGTCTCTAAAACGTTTGTCTGTATATAATCCTAAAAAGGAATATACTGGATATCTATATCTAACAGTATCAAATAATACAAAATAATCGGAATCAAATCCTACTTCTATTAAAGGAACTCCATTTATGATATATTCTGGTGATAATTCTGATAATTCTCCTCTAATTGTAAAATAGTTAAGTCCAATATATTTTACATGATGATAACCATTATTATCTATAGAGTCTTGTCCTGGACCGGAGATATAAAAATATCCTTCACAATTTCCATTTAAACAGGGGTAAGTTCCTTCTTCTTCTTGTTTAGTACAAGAAAACAAACTAATGCTTAATAAAGCAAACAAAATAATTTTTTTCATAACCTTTTTATTTTTATAAACGTAAAGAAGAGGGTTTTGCCCTCTTCGTATTTTTAAAGTATTACTACTCTTCCTTGTATGTCTGTATTAGGATATCTAACTTCAAAAATAGATGGATCTAATGAAGGATAAATAACTCCGTTACTTGTAGCCCCAGGAATATCATATCCATAAATAGAATAATTAGTTCCTGTACTATCTTGTTTATTTATTATTTCAACTTTAACCACAGATTGTACACCTCTTACTCTTAATAATTTAGATGTAATATCTGATAATATAATAGGTTGATTTATCTGCCATTTATCTATATTAAAGTGGTCTTGTAAAGCTAATATACAATTATTAATTACTTCATTATTATTAGAACCGGCTACAGTTGTTATATCAAAATTAACACCTATATTAATATAAAAAGCATCCTTAATATTAACAGCATCTGTTACCATTCTATATTCGTTGATGTAAGAAGATAAATTATTTTTAAGATTATTTGTAGCGTTAATTAATTGTTTATCAGAATTGTATGCTAAGATATACATATCTAATGCTAATGGATTAGATATACCACTACTATTATCAGATGATAATGGTTGTGTGGCATATACTTTAGCTATACTTCCGTATTCGGATGGTAAAGATAATGCACGAACTATATAATCTGTTTTAGTTACTGCTCTTAATTGAGATGAATATGCATATAATGCATTATTTCTGATTTCTTCAACTTGATCTCCATCTTTACCACCAGTAGCTGGATTAGGGTTATTACTAACTACACTTTGTAATACCTGAGTAGGCAAACCTATACCAGGTGGTGTACCGTTTTTAAAATAAACCCCAGCTGTGTCTATACGTGTTAAATCATTTGATGGTACGTTAGATAATATTCCACCTCCTACTAAATATCTGACTTGTAAAGTCCCATTAGATGGTGCTAAGCCATATTCTCTAGTAAAAAATATAGAGGCTTTGTTATAGTTATTAGATAAATCTGATATTCCAGGAACTAATCCTAACTGAATATTATCAGGTGTAGGAAGTATAGTTTCATCTGAGCTATTAGATATTCCTGCTCCAAATTCTAATTGTAATGTGTTGTCTGATAGTAATCTAGATACAAATCGTCTTGGAGTTCTTTGTAATTGCAATAAATAAGGTACTTGAGAAGCATCAGAACCGGTATTTGCTATTTTTTGGTATATTGTTCCTTGGGCTAAATAAGGTACTTCGTACCATTGATTACTATCACTCCCTGTTACATCTAATATTTGTAATATATTAGTATCACTTAATGTAATAGTTTGAAATTTTTGAGGAGTAGTAAAAGTAAAAGTAGATGTTTTTATTTCGGCTGATATAGCTTTTGTTGTTTTTTTAATTAAAAAGAAATTACTGTCTATAAAACTTATTTCAGCATTTGATAAATCAGTAAAATCTACTATTTCGGTTGTTATAAAATTTAATCCAGTAGAGGCTGATCTAATATTAGTATTAGCAGGTATAATTAACCCATATACATTGTTGTTAGGGATTGTTTCACCTGTTACTACATTTATAGTAGAAGGCATTATTTGATATACATCTACATCAACAGAAGAAGCATATGATGCTTTTGGTCTATATCCCATGACATAAGACATAGCATATAAATTTTCTTTTTCTTTAGCGTATAATAAAAAATTTTCTTGAATTTGGGTATCTAAATAAAATGACATTACATCACCTACATAAGATGCTAATTCAATAAACATATTTCCAGGCGAAGCATCTGAGAAATCGTTATATGTGTTAGGAAAATATGTTTTAGCGTAATTTATTAAATTAGATTTAAAATCACTAAAACTTTTATTTATATATGATATATTATTTGCCATTTTTATTGAAATTCTATAATAACTTGATCTGAAGTTCCTGATGTATTTAGGGTATAGTTAACTGTTACATTTATTGTGTTTGTATCTTCACTAAAAATAACATCAACATTGTCCAGTGTTGCTTGCGGAATATAAGTTGAAAACGAAGTAGCTACTCTATCAGTAATTGTTGTTTTAAGACTATCTGTCATTCCCTCAAACAATAAATCTTTTATATCTGCTCCAAAATTAGGATTCATTATTCTTTCACCTCTATTAGTAAGTAAAAGATTAATAACATTGGACTTTATTTGATCTTTAGTGCTGTATGTTCTATTAAATACCCCAGGTCCATTAAATGGTAAAGATACCCCAATAGCAATGTTTTTTTGCAAATCTAAGGGGTCTACACGTGTTATCTGAGGTATTGGCATATTATCCTAAATTACTTAAACCAGCTTTATCTTGAGCAGTCATACTCAATGCTGCATCCATTATAAAATTAGCAAATGGATTTTCATTAGTTGAATCAACTACTAGTGGTACTCCATTATTAGATACTACTGGTTGTTCAAAACCAAACATACTTCCCATTTTATTTCTTAATTGGGATCTTACATCACCAACTGTTGGGACATCATTACTAGTAAAATTGAATGTTTTACTTTCTTGTAATGGATTTGTTGGATTATTTTCATTTAAGATAGCATGTAATTCTTCACGAACTGCTTCAGCTACTGCCTCTTTTATTAATTTTTTAAATGTTTTTACATTCATACGTATAAATATTTTAAGCTTGTAAATTTCGTTGATCTATAATTATTTTTAATTGATCTATTAATATTTGTGGTTCTAATGTGTATGAATAATCACTTTTAATTACTTCTACATTATCTTTATCTAAAGCCACAGCATAATGACGTTTAATACTATCTTTTACAAATGTGCGAGGATCTTGGTCTTCTTTAATTCTTAACCTAAATCCTTTGTAAATTTCATCTTTTGGTTGTTTAATACTATTCAGTAAAGAATTAAGACTATCTAAAGAATTCGAATTTATTGTTTCTAAATCTAATTTATTATCTATTTCTTTTAATTGAGATTTCAATTCATTCAATTCATTAATTACAGGAATTAAAAGAGAAGTTAATAAAGCTAATACAATTTGAGCTAATGATAATTTTTTCTGGAGTTCTTCAATTAAAGGTAAAGGAGGTGCTGGGTTTAAAAACAATAAAGGAATTAATATTTGTGTTACAGTAATTATAATTTGGATAATTTGTAATCTTTCTTGAATATTAATAACTGTTCTTTCATTATTATCTAACACGTTATAAGCAGAATTACGACTTACTCTAGCATTATCTAATTCTTCGGGTGTTTGAGCATTATCTATTATATTATTAGTTTCATCTACTAAAGTTCGAAGATTACTATTTTGTACCGCTAATTTAGAAATAAGAATAGTTCCACTCAATATTAAAAGAGGAGCAAATGATTTACTTGTACTACTAATTAAAGATGAAATAGCTTTAGTTTTATTAGCTTTATTTTTAGCATCTTTTCTTTGTTGTTTATTTTTTTGTTTTTTCTGCTTATCTTTTTTATTCTTTTTAGGATCTTTATTAATACTTTGAATTTGGTTTTCAGTATCCTGTTGTTGTTTGTTTAATGATTCTTTTTCAATAGCGTATCTAGCATTTTCATTTGCTACTGCCTCTTTGTATTCTTCTTCAGTTAATGTAGGTTTAGTTGGGGGTTTAGGTTGGTATTGATTTTCTAATTTATTTAGATTAGATTTATGTGTTACTTCTAGTTCTAATTTTTTCTTTATTGTATCTTCTAATTTTTGTTGAAGTATTTGAGTTTGCCCTAAAGCAGCCGATATTACTTTTTTCTTTGCTGCTTCTTTAACTTGATCACCAAAAGCATTAGGTAAACCTGTAGTAGATAAAGTTTTATTTATTCCGGGTGATATTAAAGATGATACATTCATTATGATACAAATACTTGATTAGAAGCTATATATTTATCAGTATTTTCAGATTTAAGCATATCTTTTACTTTATCCAAATCAGTATTAAGACGATCAGCTGCTAATTTTAAAGCAGCAATGGGAGCCCCCGTACTATCAACTGATGGAGAAGTATTAGTAGTAAATGTTTGTATAGCTTCTATTAACTCTGATAATAAATCTATTACTTTAAAACCTAATAAAACAGGTTCATCAGGTAGATTATTTCCATTATTTCCTAAATATATATCATTTGATTTTAATTCTATTGAATTTCCTACTAAGTTAATTCCATTCGCTTTCAAAATAGTGTTGGTTTTAGAAAACAACATTACCTCATCTTTTTTAGAATTAATTAATATTCTATCACCATTTAATATTACTTGTGAATTATTATAAGTATCAGGTAAAACTGGTTCACCTATTAAAGGTGACTTTAAACCACTAGAATCTAATTCTATAGGTAAAGCCTGAGTAGAAGTTAAATAAATTGAAGAAGCATCCCTGTTTATTTGTTCTGAGTATAAACTTTGTGGTTTGCTGTTAAAATTTAAACCATTAGATAAAATTACTATAGGACTTCCATTATTTCCTACTTTACTCCATTCGTTAAAATTTGGGTTATCAGGATTACTATATAATCCAACGGTACTACCGAAACGAATTGATTGGCCTGTACGACCAGATAATATATAATCTCCTTCATAAGATATTAAATTTTTTATATTTCCGTTTTCATTATATGTTTTTCCTAAAGGAGTACCATCGTTGGAAGATTGAGCGTTTTGCTCACTATTTCCCCAAAGATTAATTGTACATAACCAATAAGGTATATCAGATTTTATATCTCTTTTTACTTGTGAACCTATAGATGTTCCTTGTAATATAAGAACTATTTCATTTAATAAAGGATAATCTTGAATATTACTATAAAATGGATAAGCTATATTACAGGTGTCTAAAAAATCATCTGTTAAACTTCCATCTTCAATTCTACTAGCATAATAATCTTTATAGAATACAGCCCCTATTCGTTTATTTGCTTTTTCGTACATTTTAACTGTAGGTAGATTTATACCATTAACTACTCCAAATATTTTTCCATATATAGGAGTAGTACCATTATTTTTCCCTGTAGTTTTATTTTTTACAGGATTACTAATTTGGTTACTACCTTTTAAACCGTATTTTAAAGCCATTTTATTCTAAACGTTTTTGTAAATCTTTACTAGCTGTTTCTAATAATTTATTACCTTCTTCTTTTATAGCATTTTGCTCTTCCAATAATAATTGAATTTCACTCATATCTATTAAACTATCATTGGTATTTCCTGTATTATTAGATGCTCTTTGAGCAATACCTGCCATTTTAATTAATTGATCATTATTCTTTACGTTAACATCAATTAAATCTTTCACAGTAGGCATTAACATTACAGCAGAACCTGCGTTAGATGATGCTAAAGGTTTTAGAGCATTTATAAGTTCGTTAATTTGATTATCAACAGCTTTATTGTTTTTATGTATTTGTTTAAATATATCTGATAAAGATGTTTGACCAAATAATGTTATGTCATCGAATGTAGCCATAATTATTGTTTAATATAAATATAATACAATTAGAAAGTTATATGACCATTTCTGTAGTATTCGTTATATAGTTTAATACGAACAGTATTTAGTTTTTTGGTTACTTTTGTAATCTGAGGAGTAGAGGCATCTGTTATTTCACGGATATAAATGTATAATGCTTTTTTATTAAATATTTCTAATGATTCTCGTTTACGAAATAGTTCCATAATAGCATCTGCTGTTTTAGCATCTTGAGATTTAGGGAATAATTTATACAAATGTTTATCTATATATTTAATATATAAATCTATAAACGTATCTAATCCAATATCTTCTTCGGCCTCTTTTAACGTTTTATCAAGATAAGATTTATCCTCCTCAATTTCATCCATTTCGGCATGTTTCTGAAGTTTCTTGTAGTTGTTGTTATTATATATGATTAGGTAACGCTTTGCTATAGTTCCAAAATAGGAATATGCTTTACCTTTTCCCTGAGAATATAAATGAAGTTTTTCTAATAAGAATGTAACTACTTCATGTTTTAGTTCCTCAATAGTATTTATATCTGTATAATAAAATTTAAATGTATGTATAATATTTTCAGCTAATTTATAAAATGCATACCTAATTTTATCATTATAAATTCTATTTCTCTCTATTTCGTCTGAAGTAGATAAAAATTCAAGAATAGCATCCTCAGTTTCTTGATTAAAATATACGCTGGGTGTATTGTTTTTGTTAGTTTCCATTAATTACAATTGTAATAAGGAAAAATAGGGAAGCCAAATTATTTTCCAGAAATGTTTTCTAGAAGTTCTTTTAGTTCATTTACATTAGTAAATATTTCCTCCAATTCTACATCGCCATCAACATACATACGTTGATCTATTTTGGATAAACTGGATATTAACTGAGAGGTAACAAAATCTATATTTTCTATATATTGTTGTTGTTGAGTGATAACTTTTTCAAGGGTTGAATTCTTTTTAATTAAAAGATAAACACCTACACCTAGTAATTCAACTAGGTGTATTCCTAATACCCATAAAAATATTTCCATAATTACCCGTTATATGATTGATTAAAATTAAAATCAAAATCGTCAGCCTCAACGCTAACTAGTTCTTTAATTTTTTCTAATTGATTTTTTAATTGCTCAACAGTATCTAATACTTCTTCTTGAGACATACCGCGGTTGATTTGAAGTTGTAATTTTTGTCCAATGTTTTGGGCTTGTACTAAGCCGTCTATAACTTGATTTTTAAATCTCATAATTGTATATGTTTATATATAAATATACGGGTTTTCCCATTCCCACCGTTTGTACAAACGTTTGCACCCGTTCTCTCATCCCCTACCCTTTTCTCCCTAACCCCGTAGGTATAAAGTTACCAAAATTTTTTCAGATATCCAAATCTTCTCTGTAAAAACTAAGAAAAATTTTAAAATCATCCTCTAATTCACTAATGGTAATATTATCATATGCTTTTTCACAGTCATAATCAGCAATCCCGTCTATATATTCGGTAATTTGTAGTTCATGATTAGGAAATATTTTAATTAAATTATTTTTTACCTCAGTTATTAACATGATAGTCTAATGATTCTTCATCAATATCGTATATTCTATATCCATCCATACCCCAATAAGATACATTACAATCCATAGTATAAATTATATCTCCATCGTCAGCCTCGCAAACAGCATATCCCTCTTCTACAGAATCTGGAACTACGTGAAATCTTAGCTCTGTTTCTTCCCCATTAATAGTTAAAATATCACAATCAATATAACTATTCTGATCCATTTTACCCTTAACTCTTAAAATTTTGGGATCATATTCTTCTTCCCACTCATAATCATCAGGATTAAAATTTTCTTGCATCTTTTTAATCATAATTTTATTATAATCGGCCATACTTAACACACGACCTTCAGTTGATAATGATATAATATTTTCTGAAACATCATGTAAGTCCATATCTGTTTTAGCATCTTCACGAGCATACTCAAGCAAGCGAATAAATAAAGGTACATCCATTTTTATAACATCCCTAGGATTTTCCACCTCTTTTATATTTGATTTAACTTGATCTATACCTTTAGATTTACTTATAACCTTTTTAGCTAATGTTATTTCTTCAGGAACATCTAACTCAATAGTAAATGTACCATCTAATTTATTATCTTGAATATTAAATGTATCAACATTTACTCCGAATTTTTCAAGGCGATTAATAAAAGCAGCTTTATCTTCTAATTTAATTTTAAACTTTTTTTTCATTATTGTATCCAATTTTGATCTTACGAGCGACAGGCTATGAATCTGTCTATAAATGTTATTTTATATAAGTTCAATATATTCTTTTTTTATACGTGTTGTACTATTTTCATCATATGATTCAAATTCTTCTTCTTCTTCTTCGTACCATCCTATTTCTCCTTTTTTGATATATAAGAAACCATCTCCCTCTTTTTTTATTTGAGATAAAGTATATCCAGGTAATTCATATGAAGGAACAGCTTCCCCTTTATATTGGGCTAAATCTCCATAAGCATTATCTCCAATATAGTAAACATTTGTTAAAATCTTAGCTTTAGGAGAGTTTAAATTAACCCATGCTGGGCCGTATTCGTAATTCTCTTTAATAATACCCGCTAATTTTTTCATTCTACTAAATTCTTCATTCATGCTTTGTTTATATGAAGCGTTAACTACATCCCAATCATCATTACTAACAGCTATTGTATCTTTACTACCATCATTATATGTAACAGTATAAGATTTATCACCGTTTTGGATAGCATTTTTAATTGTTTTACCATTAATATTAACTGAAGAATTAGTATTTTCTTGTATCCAATTTTGATCTTGTACTTCTTGATCAGCTTTTTGTAATAAAGCTTGAACATCTTTACCTGCCTTTTGAGCAGCTTCTAAACCTAATTTCCATAATGGATGTTGACGAGCATTATCAAAAGGTGTTTTATTGTCTTGGTACATTCTACCACCACCAGTTATCTCAGCATTTTCAGGATCATAATCCCATCTTTTATTAGAAGGTGTACCCTTTTTATTATTCATGCTTTTTTCTGATTGATAAGCATGACCTATTTTTATAATTAAGGCTTCAGTAGGAGTCATTGGTCTACCAAATTTTAACGGTTGACTACCACCGTAAAATTTAGTATCACCCATTGTTGAGTCAACTTCATGCTCTTCATCTCCTGTTGGTGTATTAATAGTAATTTTTTTATTTGGAGTACCTTTACCTAAGGTATACTCAGTTGATCTTGAAGCTACATTATAACCAAAACCTGCGGTGTCTTCTTTAGTACATGAAACCATACCTGTTGCTAATATAGTACACACTACACCAGCCATAATTTTGTCTTTCAAACCCTCATCTACTTTATCTCCAGGTTTAATTTCACCTGTTTTATCAACAGACATATACGTGATGGTATTAGGTTTAACAGATTTACGTTTATCTACTAACTGAAAAACACCAGGATTAGTTTTATTAATGCCAACTTTTGCCAATTGGTATTTTAATTGATCCATAATATCATCTTCTTCGATTTGTTCTCTAAGAACATATTCTAATTCTTCACGAATTATTTGACGTATTTCTTTTATTTTCATACTAATAAATATTGGCAAGGCAAGGAAACCTTCTTACATTTACACCTACGTTAAATAAGATAATAAGTATATACAAATATATAGTCAGGTGGCGGAATTGGTTAGACGCTAATTGTTGGTTAGAAGAGAAACTTATACCACAAAAATTAATCTCTTCATACAGGTTCGAGTCCTGTCCTGACTACTAAGATTTAAAGTTATGAAAAGATTAATAAAAAGTAAAATTGAATATCGTTCTATAGATAACCCAACTAAAACAATTAAAGCTTGGAATAAAACAAAAGCAGCTAAAAAATTAAAAACTGATATTTCTCGTATAAGAGAAGTAAAATAAGAAATAGTCAGGTGGCGGAATGGTAGCCAAATCAGACCAGCATAGGAGTTTATCTCTGGCTTAGTCTTAAAATACCCGATGGAGTGTTTGCAGGTTCGAATCCTGTCCTGACTACGAATGGCTGGTCACTGTAAACGGCTTCACAGTGGGACGGTACGTAGGGATAGATTAGAAATATCTCTTAAATGGGTTCGAGACCCATACCAGCCTCACACAGATATAAGTATATACTTTTGTCGACATAAAAGATCTGTTTAAAAGAGTTCTTTGACATCTTGCAATTTATCCCAAAAGGGGTTAAACCGAAAATGCGACCACAAGAGTTGGGGGATATACGTATATATTGTCGATGGGCGAGAGGTGTGTGCGAACTGTGAATACGTAACATTGGCTTTTGTACCAAACGCATCCCGCGCATGGACCGCGGCTAGCATGGGGCCATTCCGCTGTCATTCCGCCGGCGGGCCGCTAGCGCCTGCAAAAGCTAGTCCCTTTTTTCAGACCGCCGGCTAGCATATATTCTATTGTTTAAACTCGCATACGCGCGATCTTTAGCGCTCGAAAATAAAGAGCGCATGCTTATATATTTGCATGCGCCAAGACGTTTAAATCGCAGATTTTACTTATCCAAATATTACTTCATTAAAGAATACGGTTTGAATTATTATATCTGCATCCTCAGCATCGTCCGTCTCATCTAATGTATTAATTAAATTCCTTGCTGGTGCTAGTTGAACTCGCTCGTGTACCTCATTTATTCCTATTTCGCTAGTGTAAGCACCATCTCCTTCTTCATCCACTAGAGTTAATTTATAGCCCATTTGAAGCATTTTTAATAAAATATCCTCATAGCAGATCAATTCATTCGGTTTTTCTGATTTGAGCTTTTGACTAGCGGCTTTATAATCTTGCTTGTCTGCCTCTAAAGTTAGACCATACCCGTGGATGTAAGGTAATCCATTACATAATGCATTGTGGAATATTTTTTCCGATTCTTCGTTTGTTAGTATTATTTTCATTACTTTAATTTATTATATACTACTTCAGTTAAGATATAAATTAATACCCCTATTATCATAAATACAGATGGTGCTAGTATTTGTAGTTCTCGTGGATATATTCCTACATATCCTATCATTATTATAGTTTGAATTATTATTTTCATTGCTTTGTTTATTATGAGATAAAGATAAGTGGTGGGTTTTGACCCACCACCCCTACTTACCTAAACTGATCATTTAAACTATCTATTAAACTACCTAAGTCTTGTGTTTCATTTTCACCTTCAAACTTTAATTTGTAAGCTAACTCTAGATTTTCTAATAAGACTTTAATTAAATCATCTACATTTTTAATATCGTTCATATCATTTATTTATTACGATGTAAATATAATATATGAATTGTGACTAACCACGTTTATATAGATATTATTATAGCAAAAATAAATAGTGCTATTAACAAATAACCTATAAAATCTTCTACTTGCTGATTAAATTTATTATAGTTACTCATAACGTTAATACATTTGATGTTTACAATAACGAGCTGTCTTGAAGGTCGATTTATTTGTTGAACAAGACATCGACATTAACACTACTGATACAACAAACAATACCCAAACTACATATAATAAGTTTGCTTGTTTTTGATGTGATTTTGTTACTTCGAAATCACCATTTTCTAATTTTGTTACGTTAAAATCTGACATATGATTAATTATTAATTGTGATGTGAATATATAAAAAAGGCTCTGACGAGCCTTAATTTAATTAACCTTGAACCATTATTCCGTTTTCAAATATTACCCAAGCACAATTTGAATAATGATCATTAGGTTCTATCAATTCTAGTTCAATTAGAACATTATTTAACTCTTCTCTAGTACATGTAGTAGTTAAATTAGAATACACGTCATTTGGATTTGGAAAAATTAGATAATTATTTTTCATATCATTTGTTATTAATTGTGATGTAAAAATAAATGGGTAGTCTTGACTACCCAAATATTATTTTAAATACTCTGATGACAAACAAAATATTCACCTTCAAAATCATCATCTTCATCATACACTTCGTCTAATTCGAAGTCAGGAAATTCGAAATGATAATCCCAATCAGTATGATCAGTTACTCTCAATACTAATTCTTTGTCACCGTTTTTGTCAATCAATTCTTGTAATTGACTAATTAATTCTGAAGCTTTCAGTTGTGCTGTAAACACTATATGTTGAAGTGTCACTTGTTGATTTAGCTTCGTAGTGGTAATTTCCATTACTGTATTCACCACAACACACTATTATGAATAGCTTTATTATAATCGTTTTCATGATGTAAATATAATACAAAAATCTTGACAAACAAAAAGCGCTTCATTACGAAGCGCTCTTGTATAACAAACAACAATTAATAACAACTTATTCTGCCTTAACTTCTTCAGGTTTAACCATTTTCGGTCTGCCCGGTTTAATTGGAATACCTGCAGCTAATTTTTCTGCCCTAGCTTGCATTCGAGCTTGTCGAGCTGATCCTTCTACTGCCGGACGTCCCCTTCTCAACAAACCTGCTTCACGTAATTTCTGTTTCTCAGCAAGTACTTTTTGTCTAACACTGTCAGGATTTACTGGGCGACCAGGTCTTGTTGATTTAGTAACACCTTCATTTGTGATACTAATAACCACTTCTGTTTGTGATTCAACATCATCACTGTTTTGTTCAGCAAATTTCTCTTGAGCCGCAACAATTGCTGCTTCGATTTCTGCTTTTTTCATACCTTTGATGTCGATTCCTAATGCTTTAGCTTCTGCTTTCATTGCATTGAATAATTCTAATCCGTTTTTCATAACCTTTATTTTTTTTTAATTGTGGTGTAAATATACAAAAAGAATTGTGCCTATCTAACACTAAATTTTGTGCTTCGCTGTTTAAAAAATTTACTATCGGCTAAAGGGGCCTTTTTAGGGGTGCTAGACCCTCCGGACCATCTAGAGGAAAGCAGCCATCCCTCCCCACACGCCGGACAAAGATCCCCAGGATCATACGACAAAAAATTCTTTGAGCATTTATTACACTTGGTTCTAGTCATATCGTTAGACAAAAATAGCGCTCATTATGCGAGCGCTCTGTATTAGTAGTTATCATCGTAATCTTCATCATCGTCATCCATCCACGATAAATCTTCCTCTTCTGGGGTAAATTCAATATCGTCTATTTCCTCTAGCTGAACTATCAGATCATCAACTTGCTGACCCATATACTCTAGATCGATATTTTCGATGTTGGTTGCATTTAACATGGCTTCATCTAGGATATTATCGATTTCCTCTTTAGCCTTTGCTAGGTGTTTTATTATTTTATCTTTCATGGTAAAAATTTTAGATAAATATACAAAAAAATCGCCTGCCGAACAAAAAGTCCGCAGGCGATCTAGTAAAAAGCTACCTTAAGCGGCAGCCTCAACTTTTACTTTTGGGCGACCCGGCCCTACCTTCTCACCACGAGCGATTCGTTCTGCACGTTCTTGCATTTTAATTGCACGTTTTGAAGTGGTTGATGCTGGGCGACCACGTTTAATTTCTACTCCGTTTGCGATTCGTTCTGCTCGAGCAGCCATTTGTGCTTGACGCTTTGAACCTTCTACTACCGGACGACCTACTTTTTTAGTTGCAGTAGCAACTGCTGTGTTTTCTGTTGACATAACCTTTATTATTTAATTTTATTATGATGTAAATATATGCTTTGGACTTTGCCTCTCAACAAGTGCTGTTGCAAAAAAATTTGTGATAAAAAAGCATTGGCTACAAGATACGAAAAAAGCTGTGCCGAGCACAAAGATAGCCTGCACAAAAATGCTAGGTCTTTTAAAGAAGTGTTTGTATATTTATTTGCTCTCTAGCTATAACTGTTTGCGGTGCTACAAAGGGCTGTGCTACTAAGTTGGGTAACTCACGGGCTACCAATCGAATTTGCTGCTTGAACGACAATACATATGTGCAGACAAAAAAAGACAACCGGAGTGGTTGTCTTATTCAATAGTGTTTTTTACGTATTTGCTTTGCGTTATACGCGAGGCTTATATTCCTTCGCCATCCTATCCGCCCCTAATCCTTCATACTTAAGTAACGCGTTAGCTACATACATCTGAAATTTAGTGATTGTAGTACAACCATTGATACTGGATAAAATAGCTTGTTTGTCTTTGTCGTTGATAGTTTTTGATGAAACAAATTCAATAGTGCTTTGTTTAGCAATAGCTAAATCGGCTGTGTTGAAAACAATTTCTGAAATCTGTTCAAAAATTGATCTGATTTGTACTTTAGACATATGTTTGTTATTAATTATGGTGTAAAGGTACGTAAAAAGCCTTGCCTTCCTAACTAATCCATTAAAAATTCTATTGCATCCGACAGAACATATGAACGGAATTTCATTCGGTCTTTAAAACTATCCATCCCATGTTTTTTGTTGAGGTATTTGTATTTGTTTTTATCCCCTATTCCACCCCACCAACTATAAGTTGATTGTCGCTGCATAACCAATTCGGGGAATTGATCCAATTTGTAATTGGTGTCGTGTTGTTCGTTGTATTTGTCCAACAAATGACACAAAAACTCGCCGGTAGTATTACCATTTAATATTTCCTTCAACATCCATCTGTACACGTGTAGGCGTTGTTCCTCAAGGATACATGCTGAGTGATCTGTTTTCCAACCTAATGTATTATTCATAATTATACTATTTCAGTGTTTAAATAAATCAATGCGTTATTTAATACGCGGATGCGTATTTCGTGGTAATCCACAATACCGTCTATTTCAAAAAACCAAGCACAACGATCTCCTTGTCGCTGTCTAACCAATTCAGGAAAATCAATTAGTACAAAATTTTTGATAAAAGTTTCGTTATAATCATCTAAAAGATTACACAAAAAAGGACTGACACAACCATCATTTAATTGTTTTAACATCCAATTATACACGTGCTTACGTTGTTCTTTAGTTGGTTTCATTGTTTTTTTAATTGTGGTGTAAATTTAAGCAAAAATTGTGCCAAGACACGCGAGAAAGTATATCTGGATATATGAGTCGTTGTGAAATAGGTGTGTGGTGTGCACAATTTTCTGACCCACGCCACGCCTCGCCCCAACCATTCCCTAAACTCATTCCACCTATCACCCTAAACTCACTTTTCGGGCGCCCGAAACTCTCGTTTCGGTTTCCACACATCCATCACTTAGTTCACACTTAACAAATTTTCACATCATATCATTTACTTGCGTTTTTTGCGCATCTTTACGCGATATTTTGCATTTATTTTTGTGAGTAATTATACTTCTCGTTTAATACAAACGGCTTGTAAATAATGTTGGGTGTCGCCATGACCCATTACGGTTGATATTCCTCCTTGTAGTTGCCATCCCTTATTGAGATATGTATTAACATCCTTCTCCAGCTCGGATAATAATGTTGTTCGAATTACTTTATAATCGCTATGAATTTCCATATTATTGATTATTAATTATATTGGTCTAATAATTCGTGGGCTTCATCTATGGTTATTGCAACTATATTTAGGTTCACTTCGATGAAGTATCTAGCCCCGCTACCATCTCGGTATGTGGTATAATGGAGTTTAACCAATTGATTAAATCTCTCACTCCACACAATATATGTTTCTTTGATTTTCATATCTTGTTTATTACTGGATATTATTCGTCTATTTATTCTTATATCTATCTCTTTACTCCGCCTCGCATTATTTAGGTAAATTTACTTTCTCGTTTAATAATCTAATCGACCATTCAATTGGTGAACTCATTATTAATTGTTTCAACATTTGTTGTTCCATACCCACTTGGTTGAGGATATATTCCATTGTTTCACCATCAACGTTTATTTCGTTTAACATCTTGATGATGTTTTGTACCTTTGCCTTGTTTTGTTCTGATTTATTCATAACCTTAATTATTAATTGTGGTGTAAAGGTAATAATTTTATTTTGCCAATCAAATTTGTTTTGTAGTCAGGACAGGACTCGAACCTGTAAATGTGGTCATTAATCAAAGGCTTGTAGTAGGATACACTGGATTCAAGCCCAGAATTATCACACCGTTTGCAGTACGTTCAGCCACCCACATAGAGTCATACCTTAGTTACGGATGTATTAGTGTAACACCCACTCGTAGCGTCTACCAATTTCGCCACCTGACTAAATTAAATTCATTCTAAGTAATATCTGACCTATAACATATACTAATGCCAATGCCAATACTAACCCGATTGTTGTTTTTAAGTTATCGTTTTTCATATTCTTTTCAATTTTGTAGTCAGGACAGGATTCGAACCTGTATCCTTTTTATGTGGTCTCAAAGTAAGCGATATCCACATCCGCTCTGCGTTTCACCATCTACGCCACCTGACTGTAATTTGATTACCAATTTATTTTAATATCATATTCACCTTCAGGTAGAATTCCTTTTGCGTGTAGATCATTTATAATCATACTCACGTGAGGATAAAAATTTCTATCCCAAAATAAATTATTCCCCCAAGAATCAGTAAATTCTTTTTTAGTGTCTTCAGGTGATGTTTCTAACCAAGTTTTAAAACTAACACCCATTTCATCTCCGTTAATTACAAATGGAATTGAATCGTTTTCATAATCTTCTGGTTCACATGGTACTGTTATAGTTTCAATACCTCTTTCTTTACAATCATCTTGTTGTTGAAAACTATAAATTTTACCATAATGCTCAGATACTAGATTATCCCAATCTCCTAGATCAATTTGTTTTCTTGTTTCAATTTTTAAAGCGTTCATTTTATTTTAATTAATAAATCATTTTGTAGTCAGGACAGGATTCGAACCTGTGTTCAATATATCTACGGTAATAGTTTCTCTCATACATTTGTACATTGAGTTGAATCCCCATTACTAAGGGTGTGTCTACCAATTCCACCACCTGACTATATGATTTCTAATATTTTAGTTCGGGGAACGATAATTTAGTTATCTCTTCTAAAGATGTAACAATATTATTCAACCTACTTATATTTTTATCTTGAGCAATATAATCGTGGTATTTCTGCATTAGATCCCACTCTCTTATTGATAAATCATATTGCTTGGCTTCATCAGTGAATATATCATCACTATTATAGTCATATAATAAAATATCTACATCCCCATGACAATATTGATGTTCACCTTCTTTTAAATGTTTACCAACAGCACATTTTCGCCCGTCAGATGTTAAATATAAACATCTATCATTTTCATATGCGCATGTTTCTGGGTTATTTTTATACCCAATTAAGGTATTTAATATAAATTCGCGTTTATTCATAACCTTTATTTTTAATTGTGATATAAATGTACGAACGATAGTTTTGCCAACCAACTTATTTACCTCCGTCTACTTTGTCACGTTTCATTTTTTTCATTTGTTACCTCCGAGTTTGTAAGTTTTTTTGTAATATTGTTCAAATGATTCCCAAACAGGTGGCATATCTTTTTCAAATATTTTAGCCTGTCTTGATTGTTTAAATGTTTCTTTGTGTTGCTGTTCTTCAATTTCTTTGGCTTGTTGAATAATATTTTGCGGAATTTTTTCATTAGGTATGTATACTCCTAATATTGCATCAAAATATTCAATTAGAAAATCTACGGCTGTTTGTTTTGTGTTACTCATAGCTTATAATGTTAAATTGTTCGTCTACTTCAATTACTGAAATGGAGTTGATTTGTTGTAAAATTTTTTCTTTAGTTAATGTAAACTCAAAACCATCTTCCTCTCTTGCCAAATCAATAGCTTTCTCAATATCTTTTTGAGTGTATTGATTAGGGTTTGATTTGTAACCATCAATAAATCCAGCTTTTAATAATTCTGAATCATTAAATGGAAACATTTCAGTTGAGTTTTCAAATGCTTTTGATTGTAGTTCATACTTACTTTCAGCTAATCTTTTAACATAACTATCCAAACTAATAACAGGTATATCATCTGTCATTAATTTTGAAGATGCTATAGCAAAACCTTCTTTTCCAACCCAGTAAATAATTCCATCAGCTTCTACTGGTTGAAATTCCTTGTCTCCTTGCTTAAGGATTGTTTTTTCTGTTATCTTTTTCATATCAATTTAAATAATAAAAATACCAAATAGACCATAATAAACAAGTTATTAAACGCATTATAAAACTATAAGTATCATCTTTTTGTTTATGAACTAAATTTATTAGTACTTGATATGTAATACTTATAGTAAAAAGTAAAGTCAATGCTAAATATAGCATCCATATTCTACAGTTTTTTCTTATTAAATCTTCACCACAAGGATTTTGCACAATGTTTTGTTACACTTAAAGTTTTACCAACAAAACTACTACAAACATATTACTATGTTTGAGGCATATAGAGGACACTTTGCTGTACACCGTTGTAGTATTTCAACTACTGGAACTCTTGCTAGTCTTATATGCTGCCACAGTACATTGTTACTTAGGTTATATACTCCATTCATCTACAATCCTAACAGTTATATCAAGTATAACATACATTAGTGGGATAGTATTTTCACAATGACTTAATACCTTCTACCAATGTAATGTTCTTTCAAGCTATATGCTATTATTGGTATAGAATATCATCTAATGTTTTGTAACGTGCTACCTACACCATCACTGATTACTTTATAACCAACAACCACGACTTGACGTGAACTTTTACAAAACAATTAGATAGAGATTTTGATATTTTTGTGTTGAACTAGTCCGCACATTCACTAGGCTTACTGCAACTTTCTCTTATCTCAAATCAGAGAAACAACACAATTTGTAGTAATACTATTCTCAATATGTTTTTATGTAAACAGACAAGAGAACCAAACTATCAACATTGAATAACAATGTCTATTTTGGATTTATATTACTACAACTTTTTATGTGAATTATGTGTGAAGCTGCGTACACTACTACTAGCAGTATTAATAAGACTTTACACACTCGTAGTCCTAGTCTTCTTTTAATCACAAAGGTAAATATCAAACCTATTTTCTTTTTAATGCTAACTTTATTTGTTCTAAAGTATAACATTTAATTCCATTAACATATACTACCATTTTATTTAAAATTTAAAGTGTTTCTTTTTTAGGTTCTTCTTTTCTCCAACTTTCAAAGCCAATGTTTGTCTTATAGGTAGACTCATTTAAAACTATTGTTGTAATAATTGGAACATACTCACAACTCGGATTCTTAACAAACCATTCTAAGAACTCATCATCAATAGCTTGTACACCATCTTTGATTAAGTCTTGGTCTGTTGTTAGGATTATTTTTTTAAATTTTCTGGTTTTATCAACTCCATTGTTTGTCCAAGTATGATACAATGTAATATCATAACATTTATCAACTTTATTATCATTCAATTCTACTTGATAACACCAATCTCCTTCTTTAATTTCTTCATCAGAAGTGATGTATATATTCACATATTCCTTGAAAGAATCATTTACCTCTGCATCTAATTTTATAGTGAAGTTATTTCTTTCAATATCACTATAAATTTTAACCAACCTACTTGGTTTTTCTGTTGGTAATAAGTGTATGTTTTTCATATTTTAAGGTATTAATAATATTAGTTTATAACCAAACCATATAAAAGTTATAAACGATATGAACTTAATAAGATATAAACTTAATACATTTACACCATTCACTTTAGCTATTAAGGCATAAAATGATATTATTACAGCCCATATCATTGCTATTATTTCTATTGTTTGCATAACCTTTATTTTAATTGTGATGTAAATGTACGAACTTTATTTTGCCTAACCAATTATCTAAATTTCTGCAATAATATCGTCAGTATCGTTGTTAGGTTGATTAGCCCATTGACTTATTGCTTGTTGGAGATGTTCTCGTGCTACCTCAACTGGATTTTCTACACGTGTTGCTCTTTCCTCTGTTGGTTCAAGCATTTCTCTTTCTTTATATATTGACTGTATATACTCATCTTCAAATCTTCTTATTTCATCACTCTGAAGTTCAACGTTTGTTTTTCGCTCTGCCATTTGTGTTTTGATTATATCTATTACATACGATGGTAATCCCGTTTCCATTGAGTCGATACGTTCATCCTTAGCACTCCAAAAACTAGCTTCTCTATCATAATCAGGGTCTAAATTATTAAAGAATGCTACTTTATCGCCTGTATTTCTATTTAAGCAATATATTAATATACCTCGTGTTGAATATCGTCTGAAATAATCATACTCATTTTTCATAGATGTACACCATTTAGTTCCATAACCATATTTAATAGAAGCCTGGTGTGTTAGTGGTCTAATTATTAACCATTCATCATCCGAATTTAAAATAGTAATCTGTTTATCTAATGATACATCTTGCAACTTTAACTCAGCTATATTAACTACATTAGTTAAATCACCTAATGTTTTATATTGGGATATATCATTATTTTTAATTAATTGTCTTTCATTCAAATCATGAAATTTATATAATATACTAATATCACTCACATTTAATATATTATATAACACCTCCACCCATATTCGTTTAGTAATATTGTCGTATTCGAGTAATGCTTGAGGACACTCAAATCCTGTTTTTTTAAAATGTTCTACAATTAATTTATCTATGTCATGTTCCATCTTTTCCTTAATAGAACCAACAAATAAATTAATATATTTAGACTTACCTGATGGGTCTAATAATGTTATCAAATCCATTAATGTAGTATTTAAAAATAGATTTTGTTTTTTGGCTTCTTTAGCTTTACTCATAATTGGGTGTTTAGTATATATTTTTTAATGTAGTTTAGTTTAAGTTGATTAGTTCGCACAAAATCAGCTTGCATATCAGTTAACTCACAGACAATATGTTTATTTTCAACTATTACTGATTTGAGTGAGTAACTAAGTTGACATTTTAACAGATTATCTGGAGTATATCTGATTCTAAAAGATGTTAATATTTCTTTTTTGGTTTCCATTGAATATCAACATCCTCATCAATAATAACGCGTTTTGGTTTACCATATTTAGCGTTCTTTTTAGTTTGCTCTAACCATCCTTGTAGAGCTTCAAAGCGTAGTTTGTGACTTGACTTACTCATATTATTTGACTGGTGTGTAATTTAGTATTCTGATTCCTGGGTACTTAGATTCCAACATCATTTTGGCATGCTGCCATTGTGTTGCTTCTACTGTTTCTTTAAGTGCAATAGCACCTGATGAAGGTGTATTGAATGATACTAGCCATTTATACATAACTTTATTTATTTATTAATGTGAATATAATATCTTTACTTTGCCTAATCTAACGCGTAATAAAATCTATTTTGATTATACTTAGCAACTTTATTTGATTGAGCTAATTCACGATACGCTTGATTAGTATTATCATATACCCGCTCGAGTGATGTTTCCATTAGTAGTTGTTTACCTAATATCTCAGCAAACGTATTATTTGATTCATCTACTACAGTTTGTTCTGTACCTGGTAAACCACAATATTCTGCTTCCGCTACTTCAGATATAAACATACCTGAGTATATTCCGTTTAATTTGTATTTATCTACAAATTGATCAGCATTACACCAAATATAGACATTATCATTTTTCTCACTTAATAAATCAACCATCATTGAGTCAATAACATAACCACCTGACTTAGGGAATTTACCCATTGAAAATAAACCATAAGGTGAACCATGACCCATCATCATTACTTGATCATGTTCTTTTATTAGATGTTTAATATCCATATAAGACACACCACCTGTAATAACAGTTATGTTAGGTAGTTTTTCGTATATTGGTTTTAAAAAATCAGTTGACCTATCATCAGGATGTATTACTAAAATCTTTTTCATATTGTAAAGATAAGAAAAGGATCTTGACGATCCTAATCTTACACAATTAAAAACTAAAACACATGTGCTACAAACAAAGCACAGTTTCTTTATTCGAAATATAACATTTCAACACACGCCTGGTGATCAAACATACCCATATCTTCGAACAGGGTATAAGCACCATCTGCATCTGATACAGATACAACTTCAATTACTTCGTGAACTACGTTTGCGCCAAACTCATGTATGGCATCTTGTATTTTATTATCTGTTGTCATATTATGTTCTCCACCATTTATAATGTTCTTGTTTATCTTGAACTATACGTTTTGATGGTTTAGGCTTACGGCCTCGTTTTGAGCGAGGTTTATCTATTTCTTCTTGATCTAATTTAGGCCATTTAGATGATGGATTTTCATTAAACCATTGCTTACGTATTTCGTAAGGTATATCTTCATTAGGATCATTCATCAGTAAGTTTACTTATTTGTTCTTCTAACCTGGATATTTCTAGTTTGAGATCTTCTATTTCATTGTTTTTCTCCTTAATACATGATGGACAAACATTTACCTCTACTTGAGCATACCCTCTATTTCGACTACGTCTAGTATTTGATTCATAACATAATCCTTCACCACATGTACCACAGAATACTTCAAAATCAACATCTATGATAGTAGTTATTTCAACTCCTTCAAATGTAGGCATAATTACCAGTCGCTACTAGATGAATTACTATCATAACTGCTATCGTAACTTGTCGAATCTGAGTTACTATATGAATCCGAGCTACCATATGAATTAGAGTCACTATGTGATGAATAATCATTTGTCTGTTCATTACTATGTGAATCATTATCATTATTCCAAATAGATATAGGACTTACAGGATTTAATGGATTCAATAAATTTGATGGATCCAATATATCGTTTGATGAACCTATATTGATAGAATCAGAGGCAGGAGGTGTTGAATACTTATAATATTTAGATGTAGTTTTATCCTTTTTAGCAGGTAGAGGTTGTTCTTCTTTTTGCTTTTTTCTAAATAATTTTTTTAACCAATTCATATTTATTTATCCTCAATATTTATCCAACCAATAATACAACCTAATCCCGTTACAGCTGCGCCTGAATAAATAATTTCTGCTTTACCAATAGGTTCCCAGTTACATGTTATTGCTTTGTAAATACAACGAATCTCACCTACAACTAATAATGCGGTTAATAACACCCAGATAATAATATATTTCATATTTTTTAAATTTAACGATGTAAATATACGATTTTTATCTTGCCCTCCAAAATAAGTTTTTTAACTCATTAAAATTACAGACTATAAAATCAATAGCATCATAATGAGTAAACGAATCTGGACATATACCTAATAAATGTAAGACACTCTCAACCATGTTTAAAATTTGATTAATAATTTAATTCCATAACCTGTAAACCCTAAACCTGAGCCTATAAGTAGATAATTTAATACTTGTGGAGCCTCAGGATTATAGTTTATACTTGTTGAATGGTTTGGGTATGGTTCACGGGTGTATTCTTTTATTATCCCAATCCCTGTTAACATCACCCCAGCAACCACATATAGTGCTCCTGTGTTTTTGTCTTCATGATTCATCTTTAATTTAATTGGAGCAATGTAATAATCCTGTTTACCTGATAATATATCAGGCGGTAATGCTATTGATTGCAAACTAACTAATGTTAGTAAAATAAATAATATTGTTCTCATATAATTGTTGATAACCATTTTGAAAATAAATAACCACTATAAGCACCTAATGCTGCAGCAAATGGTAATACAATAAACTTACCTAATTTAGTTTCATATTTTTCTCTATTTAAAATAAATGATATTAGAGTGTAATATAAAATAAAATTTATAAATACAGCTAAATCTATTTGTTTAGATATAAATAATACTATACTATTACCTAAAAATCCCCAACTAAAGTTGACTAATGACTCCAACATTATTTCAAGTGGAGTTGTTTTAGCATCTAATATTTTAATTTTTTTCTTCAATGTCCTTTTCATTTTTAATTTCTTTTGTAGTTGATTCATATAAAGCTATACTTAATGCAAGCATAACTAAGTAGAAAAATAATAACCATATACTAACATCATAAAACATAGTATGGTATATAAGTTTCCATAACCAAAGCATCATACTGAATACTGCAAATAATCTCATTACTTAAATTTTTTAATTTTAATTTTATTAGCTAATACAAGAGGAAATAATATCCAACTAAATAGAACTGCTGGTAAGATATTACATAATATAACAAATAAAGTTATATGATCTTTTTCTTCACTTACATCCATACTAGCCATCCACCAAGCCCCTATTGTACTTGATAATATTAAGTAAGTTATACATAATACACTTATTATATCCATGGTATTTATTTTAATTATGATGTAAATGTAAAATTTTTACTTTGACAACCCAAATCGTGCTTTAAGATTTTCCTTAACAATCATATCTTTTAATATTGAAACATAATTTGGATTCTCAGCATAACTTTGCCCCAAATATTGAAAATATTGTTCTTCAGTTTGAATATTAGATAAATAACGACATTGATAAAAAGCATAATCATAAACTGATTCACCCCAACTTGCATAATATGCATGATTATTTTCTGTACCTCTAGCTGTTGTTATTCGTTGTTTGGCTTCACGCATCCCAAATAAATTAGAGTTCTCCCTGAATATTTTACTTGTAAAATTACCTGTTTCAAGTTTTGATTGAGCAAATACTATATAAGGGAATTTAACATTTAACTCGATTAGTTTTTCAATTAATTTTTCTTCTGAAAATTGATTGTGTTCTTGAATAATAACTAATTTTTCTTCTTCAGATAAACCTGTTAATACATCACTACCTAAATTATATCCAATATATAAAAATATTGAACTTAAAATAGTTGAGGTGATTGCTGTTGTAATGATTACTTTTTTAAGTACATTGAACGGTTGAGGTTCAAGTGTTGTTGGATTAATCTTAAAAATGTTTTTCATAATTATTATTTTTGATAAAAAATTTCTATTACTGGGTATTGCCAACTTGTACATCCGTTGTATTCCCAATCCAAATAAAATCTAACTTTAGTACCATCTATACCTTTTTTGTCCCATTCTAAAGCATCATTATATGATTGGACACAAGGTATTTTATCTACTTTCATATCAGGGAATTTATTTCTATCTACCTCTATATAGTAAGAAGAAAAATCATTTTTATATTTTCTTAAAATACCTTCATATCGAGTATAAGAATCAATTCTTGGATCAGGTCTATCCCACCATGGTTTTTCTTTCTTTTTAATTGGTTTACTCTCCAATTCAATTATTTCGTTAATTGCGAAAATGATTGTTGCTACAACTAATCCTATTAATACTATTATTAATACCATAACCTTTATTTTTGTAAAGATACAAAAGGGGCTTTGACAGCCCCTATTTGTTTTTTATTTTATCTCGCTTTTTAATATTTTCAAGATGCCATAACGGTCTTAAATTGGTGTAGTGATTCAATTTCTTCACTTCATCTAAAGTAGTAGCAGATGATATAGGAATAATATGATCAATTGACCAATCAGTTTCAATTTTATTTCCATAATTATTCCAACTCATCCCTTCAGTAAATTGTTTTTCAATGTATTCTTTAAATTCAGTCCAACTGTTTAATCCAACTATATCTAATGTTTTTTGGTCTTTTTTAGAATCAATTTCTTTAATTCTCATAGATATAGAACATCTTATGTTTTTAGCTAAATGTTTTTCTGGGGTTGCTTTATAGTGTGCTTTACTATACTCATTATCTCGTTTCTTAATTTCAGGACGTTGATTATACTCTTTTCGTTTTTCTTTATTAAGAGCACTATATTGTTTTTGTTTTTCTTTTCTTACAGTTTGGTTCTTCAAATAATTAGTTTTATTCCTTTCAGAATATTCACTTTTATTATCTAAGTAACGTTGTTTTCGTCTTTCCGAAACTATATCCTTATTTGTTGTTTGATATTCTTGAACTCGATTTTTAAAACATAACTTACATACAGACATTACTCCGTATTTACCACCTTTTTTCTTATAAAAATTATCAAGAGATTGTTCTAGATTACATTGATTGCAAGTCTTTTTAGTATTTATCATAGTAATATTATTGTTTGGCGATAATAAATATTACAAAATAAAAGGAGCCCATTTAGGGCTCCATCTTATTTAATGGCTATCACCAACGTCATTATGTTCACTATAGATTAAATACTGCGGGTTTATACACTTTGCCACTTTATGACGATCACCACTTACATGTTTAATAACAATACCTTCATGTGGTACTTTAGTTCCCTCAATATTATTATTGAATGTATAACGGTCTTGAATTTCTTGAGACCATAAACCGTTATATAATTCAGGTGCGTGAGGTAAGTTAAGCATATCTTCAATCATATACCCAGCTAAATATGTATTTAAGTACTTTCCGTTTTCCACAATATCAAATCCTGCAAATTCAATTTCTTTTAAACCGTAATCATAGTTCTTTTGAATACCAGGACCATAAATCTCACCATACAATATAACTCCATTTCCAATAATCTCTGGACCATATGTTTTAACATACGACCATAATCTATCTTGAATAAAATATTTATCAGCTATTGTTCTCCAAACATCTGTATCATAGAAACCTTGTGAGTCACTGCCTTTTTCTACATTATGTGAACCATAAACATACTCATACTCAATCCATTCATCCGCAAAACCAAAGAACTTCTTAACCTTATCCCAAAACGATAATTTAGTTTTCTTTACAATACCGTAACGAGCATTTGTACCATGTAACTTACGAGTGATTTGAACTTCATCCTCCTCAGTAAATATACCTTTAACATTTTTAATGTTAGGGAATTTATAGTACACTCCAAAGTTTGGATTTTGATGGTACTTAATTTTACGACCTGAAGCTAATTGTACTTGTACTGCTGGTGGTTCATATTTGAAGATACCAAATTTTTCCATCATGTCATCTCCTTCTTTATACATGTCTCCATATCCTGGAATGTATTTAGTTGGGATGATTAAACATTCTGAATATACACCTCTTAATTTAACAGTTCTTACTCTACCTCCTTTTCTTAGGTAGTTAGTAACTCCCATTTTATCTGATAAGTCTTGAGGGATAACAGCATCAGTAGTTGCTACTACAACTAATTCACCTGCAGTATGTTCACCTTTCTTAATAATGCAATTCCACCCACCGATAACACCTTGTACAATGTTATCGGCTCCTTCAATTGCTTTAATTTCATCAATTTTTGCTACGTAGCAAACGCTATTTAAATTTTCCATATCTTATTTCTTACTTAGTAAATATAACATCTTTATTTTGAGATACCAAACAATTTAGCACCCTCTTGTCTTATACTCCACAGGACGTATTTCTACTTACCGCTTGAAGCCAGTCTTTCATAAGAGTAGGGTCTAGCTGAGCGCTCATTCGTATTGTCTGTACTGTTAAACTTTTCCGTTCTACTTTTATTGTAGTGGAAGTTTTATTCATTCTTAGCGTCTGTTCAGTCTTCCCGTGCTCAATTAGGAACAATACGTTTACCATTACTGGTAATATCTTTATGTGGTTAATGAAATTATTAGTTTTCATAAAAGCAATTTCAGCTCAACCTCCACAACGGTTCAATGTTTAGCCAATTTTTTTATTTCAACAACCCAAATAGTTTCTGGATTGCTTGGTCAAAATGGTCAAATAATATAATGTTGTCCATCCGGAAACTGAGATACTTTGAATTGTACATCCGACTTATTGGGATGTGTTAAATTAAGTGTTTTCATATTTTTTATTTTTACTCGATAAATGTAGCCTCTTTATTTTGATGAGCTAAAATAATTTTATTGCATTCAATAAATTTTGGAAGAACTACTGTGAAATAATAGTTATGTTCTTTTGCTCTGTGACCAGAAGCTTTTAATTTAAATTCCCCTCTAAACTGAGAGTAGTAGATTTCATAGGAACATTTACGTTCATATATTGAATCACCTTGTGAGTCACATATATTCCATACTGCATAGTCATTCCAGACTAATTTCCAATCGTTGGGTTTAAATAAATTGAATTTGAATATACTAAACATATCTTAATTACAAAATAATATAGTTGGGTTATTAGTATGTATATCTATTTCAGGATATAACTTTTTAAACTCAGCTTTGTTAAATGGAGTTGTAATAATGTGATAACCATTTTTAGTAGGTACCTCAGCATGTACTTTAGCTCCAACTGGGTCTAAGTCAGTTAAATGTATTTTAAGTGTAGGTGCCAATTCAAAATGTTCTGGGTCAATATCAATGATCCAATATTTGTCTTTACCAGAACCATACTCACCACAAACTGATTCAAACGCATTACGAACTGATTTATAGTCTCGATTCATAATGATGTCTGATATCTTTTTTAGAGTGTGGAAAGCGGCACGTTCAAATGACCTACGGTTAAGATTAATATATGCTCTTGCATTGTGATGCATACATAAACTTATAATCTCATCCATTTTCTCTACTAAATGTTCTTTAGAACGAATACAATAAGTCCTAATAACATAGGAGTTAGAACCTAACTCAGGATTTTCTTTTTTACGTTTTAGAATTTGTAAGTGGTAGAAATCATCTTCATTATCAAATTTTAAAAGTTGTACTATTTGTCTAAAATTATTTACCATACATATCCTTTCTCTTGTAATTTACAATATGCCCAACCTCCCCAGAATCCAATACTTAATATAAATGATTCTGGTACTACGTTTGCTATTAATGTAATAACACATATGAATATAATACTATTTAATAATTTTTGCATATTAAATTATTGTTTAAAACGTAATCAAATGCTGCTGAGTAAGCTTCTTGTGGTGAATATAATCCTCTATAAGAAATTTCACCATGACTAATTATTTTTAATGTATTTTTTAAATTACTAAAAGGTTGACCTTTAATAATTCTACATTGCCATAATTTCATTTCATCATCTATTGGAAGAGGATAAACCCAAATACCATGATTAACCCTTAACCATTCAATTACTTGCCATTGTTCAGGTGCTTTACACATAGTTTTCATATAAGAAATACCATTAAATGGCTTGTTAATCATTTCTTCTACATCTGCTCCAAGACTTAAATAATCTTGCAATGTTTGTAATTCTCCATCTGACGAATAATGTCCTAAACAAATTTCATCAAATCCTTTCTCTTTAAGCCATTTAGCCTGCTCAAATGTTACGTATGTTGGTTTAATTTCTTGCATAACCTTTATTATTATTACATTGTAAATATAATATCTTTACTTTGACAAGCCAAACATTAAAGTTTGATTTCAAATCTATTTTTCATTTGTTCTAACTTATCTTTAGGTACACCATGTTCATTCACTCCACCATGTCTATTCTCAACTATAATGGAGTGTACTCGATAACCGTATTGTTTGGCTAACTCATAGTAAGCATCCATTTCCCACTCCATAGTGAAGGTGTTTGATACAACTACATTATATCGTTTTTGCATCCAAGCCTCAGTTTTGTTTCTACACCATTCATGAGCTTGTTTTAATTTAGTAGCATCAAATTTATATTCTCCATCTTGCATGAAGTACATATCTGCTTCAACATGTTGGTTACAGATTAGTTTTGCGAATGTTGACTTTCCGCTGCCTGGGAGGCCACGAAGAATTATGAGTTCTTTCATATTTATTTTTCCTCAATTATTGTTTTAGTTATTATTAATGTGGGTAAAGTATCTTGAATATTGTATTTATTCCAAGTGTCTCTATCTGTACCACACCAATAAGCCCTTTGACCATCGTATAAATAAAACTTAAACGAACAATCACCTCCACCTCTTGCACATGGGTGTTTTTCCTTATTTAATATTCTAATTGTACCTTGAGTACATGAATAACTAACAGGATCATTATTACAACTTACAATTAGTAGTAATAAAGATATATATAATATTAATTCTTTCATTGTTTTAATATTTGTTTTCCTAAATCCGTTAATATATAAGTAAGATGCCAACTCATTCCATCTGAATCTACTAACCCATATCTTGATAACTCATGAATCAAATGATAAGTTCCATTAAAATTTCTATTTAAAAACCATTCTTCAGTTCTTAACCCTGTTTTATATTCATCAGAATTTTTAAAATCTTCTAATGTGTCATATTCGGTATCACGATATTCAGCAGCACCATTACCTATTTTTTGTAATAGTTCAAATGCTTCGTCTGAAATTTGAAATGTTATTGTTTTCATTTTATTAATTCTAGTTGAGTGTGAGCTTTAACTAAATTATGTTTTAATATTGTAAATCTATATTTTTTCATATTATTTATTTTTTACTATTTCAATTAATTTTTTAAGACACCATAGCTCCATTTCTTCATATGTTTCAAATGGACCATCACCAAAATCCACCTCTTCAGTAAAAATATCAGATATTATCATATAATCATGTAAATTGTTTTCATATGTTATTTCAACAAACATATTATGTTTCTCTCTAAACCATCTAAATGCTTGGGAGTAGGTTGGTGCAAAATAATAATCTCTGATAACTCCGTTTATAATCTTTTGATTATCCCAAGGCTTTTTATAATAAACAAGACACTGACCTTCTGGGTTTGTTGGTGTTTCATTATACCAATGCGCCAAACAAGGTTCATCAAATCCTAATTCTTTTAAAGCTAATGCTTGTTCGTATGATATAAATTCTTTATTCATCTTTATCTTTTGATTTAATTAATTTATCACTCCACCTATTATCCCAACGATAATTTCCAGCTGGAAATACTTCTTTTAAATGGTTCTCATGTGCCTCTTCAAGCTTTAGCAGGTAATCCAACTTCTCGTCATAGGTCATGTTATTGTGCAGGTAAACCCACTCCATGATCTCAACCAGGTATCCGACCTGTCCGGGCTCGTAGTTGGACTTGAATCTGCCGTTTTCGTCTGTGAACTTAGCCATACTAATATTCTTCTACTGTTAAATTATATTTTTCAAAAAGTTGTCTAGCTATATTAGGTTTAACTTTTATCCAAATAAAAACTTCTCCATAATCGTTTGATGCTATATTACATCCACCAAAATCCCAATAATCATCTTCCTCTCTACCTGTTAAATAACTTTCATTTCTAAAAATACATACCCAATGTGGTTTAAAAGGTTGAATTAAATTAAACGCCTCCTCAAAGCTTAACTTACTAGGTTCACGCTGCCAAACACTAGGATGATCTTCAGTACCCTTTTCATCAACCCAATTCTCTGAGCCTAACATTATAGCTTCTTCGAAGATGTGTTTTGGGTTTTTAGGTAGATTTATTATACGAGCGTGTTTCATAATTAAAATTTTGAACCACCCTTTTTATTACCACCATTACCACTTAACTTTTCCTCGTGGTGGTCTTGAGGTAAAGATAATTTAGCGATAGGTTGTTTATGCATTATGTTTACAATTTGGCCAAGTGTATAAGGCATTAAGTTGTTTCCATCTACACCCACATCCATTGCTTTACCTTGTGATAGTTTTTTATCTGGAGGTAAGTGAACGTGTCCATGCAAATGTATAACACCATCATTCATATTATGCCAACTTGCAATTGGGTAATGCATTAGTACAAACTCATGTTCGCCTTGATATAAGGTAGTACCTGGGTAAAACGATACTGATAATCTTAGGTATTGATTTACCGAACTGAATAGGTCTTGAATATATACCCTATTATCCCAATATTCTCCAAATTTATATTCATCATAAAAATTATCATCTATATTACCTTCCATTATTTCTAATGTATCTGGGTTTTTATAGTAATTGGTTAGTTGTTTATTACGTTCAATATGATGGTCGTGATTACCCAATATTAAGTGGATGTTTTTACATTTAATCTTACGCCTAAATTTGACTATATTATCCATCCCACCAAATGACCAATCACCTAAGTGAAATAAGATATCATCCTCACCTACAACACTGTTGATCGACTCAACAATCTTATCATTCATCTGTTCTAGTGTATCAAAATCACGAGTTTGATTTACAGGTACATTACCACTTTCATCTCTCCAATTACTTATACCACGACAAATATTTGTATGTCCATAGTGAGTATCTGATGTAAAGAATATTTTATGTTTATCTAACTTTATTTTCATAACATAGTAAAGATAAGAAAAGGATCTTGACGATCCTAATCTTGTTATTCAAAATCACGAATTGCTATTACTTTAGGAAAGCGGGGAATTTGATCCTCTGTTAATTCGAAGTACTTGACTGTAGCTGTTTTACCTACTAATCCTTCTCTACTCTTCCATAGACGTTCAATATATTCCCAATCTCCGTTTACAGCAGCATTAAATGGTTTACCGTTTATTTCAAAATTAAGACGACCAACTTTACCTGATAAATTACCAATACCTTCCTCAACACCCAATATAGTAAACTCAGCATCAACGAATTCTTTACGTTTTAAAAGCGATTTAGAGCGCTTATTTTCGTATGGAGCATTTAATCTAATCATTTGTCCCTCATAGCCTTGTTCTGTAAATAAACCATATAAATAATCGACATGTGATTGTTCTCTAACCCAATGTGTATGTACTACTTTACAGCATTCAGGTAATGCTAATCCATTAATACTAGCTATTCGTTCCATGAAATTATCCTCAACACTAGGAACATCGTAGATATGGTATTGAATGAATTGTTTACTTAATGATAAATCAGCTTCAGTTGGTTTTGTTTTACGAACACAAGATATAATTGTATTAAATCCAGCTGTTGTTTTATCACAATATAACTCACCATCCAATATCAAATCAGGATTAGTTTCAAATAATGGAGTTAATGCTTCGAATATGTGAGGTGCTGAAATGATGGGTTTACCATTACGTGACCACATTCCGTCTGCTCTAACAATACAACGTACACCATCTAATTTAGGTTGTATTGCTACAGGTAATTTGATTTTATCTTTGTAATCATTATAGTCATGAGCTAACATTGGTTTGAAATAAACTGGTGTGTCTATATCATTAATGTTTTCAAATGATCCTAACTCAATACGTTTGCGATGCATAGCTGTAGCCTCTGCTAATGCTTGTTCTTCGGCTGTTGTAGCGTTTTTCTTACCTTGATTTTTAGGTTCACAACATGTCCATTCGCTTGTTGTTTTAATACCATCAGTATAACCTGATATTGTTCTAAAACAAGCACCATTTACTTCAACGGTCCACTCATTAATTTTACCGTTTACTGCTCTTTTATATAATGTATTTAACTGCATAACCTTTATTTTATCAATTAATGAAATCTAAGATAACTTCTGTGCCAAAACAACCTCTTTTGATGGTTTCATATTGCTCTACATTTGTAAGTGGTTTAGCATCGTCTAAATTAAATGACCACCTAAATTTACCTCCTTTATGTAACCCAGCAAAATAACCATAGTCACTTATTACTACAAATTCTTTAGGTGGAATCCACTTTTTACGTTTTTTTACCATCTACTACCTTTTAACTGACCTTCTGATATTTCAGCATTTAGATATAATATAACATTGTCTGTTAATTTTTTAAGAGCTTGTGTTTTTTCTTCAATTTCAATTCTTAACTCAGCACCATATTTTTCTAATAAACGTTCTTTAGCCATTTCTTTTAATTCAGGAATAGGTCTTATTTCATCTGCCCAACGAGCAATTAAATATCTATCACAAACCGACTCAGTAGTACCATAACAATCAAAACCTACAGTTTCAGCATAATTCTTAGCTTGTTCGCTTGAATCAAATAACATGTCTTTATTATTAGAATCTTTAAGGCGATTATATGATTTATTATATGGTGTCCATTTTTGGACATATCCTATCGCAAACGGGTCAGGTGATTTATCATCATACCATATTTCTATCTTGGTAAAATGTTTTTCCCTAACAGAATATCCTATTTGCTTCATTACCTCCAAAGGTATTGTTGTTTTACTATATGTTTTAAAATCAGTAGTTGTAGGACATAAGGTTCTAAAAATAAGCTCCATAGACTTATTTATATGTGGATACGGAATAGGTGATTCTGCTTTTCTAACAAATTCAAGTTGAGATTCCATTCCTAACTCATCTGCTAGTTGTTTCCATTCATCTAATGCTTCAATTTGAAACATTACATCGTTTAATTCTTCGTTTTGATAAATTTGTACTGCCATAACTTTTATTTTATAAATGTAATAAAAGGATCTTGCCTAATATAATCCTTTTTCAGATAGATATTT